AATAAGGTCAACTATAGGATCTATACAAAAAGTTAAAAAATTATTTGTTATTTTATCTATATCAGCAATATCACCTTTTAATAAAGCTGGTGACATTCTAAGTGCTTGTGCTGCTCTTGTAAATGCATCATCAAGTATTCTTGTAATATCTCCAAGTTCATTTGTAGCTTTTTTACTTCCTTCACCAGTTATTTCAGTATATTTAACACCCTTTGGAAGATCTACAATAGCATTTTCAGCTTCAAAGTAATTTTTAAACTTTTTTGTAAATAGTTCTTCAATTTGTTTTCTTTTCTCTTCATCACCTTTGGCTATTGCATCAAGTTCTACTGTACCCTTACGACCTCCAGCACGCTTATATTTACCTTTAGCAAGTGATAAAAGTTCATTATATCCTATCATCAAATTATTGTAGTATTTTCTTATATCATCATTGTTATATTTAAAATACAGCACATCTTTCATATAGAACTTTTTATCAAAAGTAAAATCTTTTTTAGTTACTTGTTCAAAATAATCTTCATATATTGCATGTTCTTCTCTATAAAAAGAATCTGCAATAATCAATTCATTATTAAATTCTACAATTAGTACTTCATTGTTTAAAAGTAACTTACTTACAAACTCTTGAATAAATTCACTTGAATTTTGATTTTTGTTAGGTTCAATATTCCAAAGATAGTATTCATCTGAATTCACTTCTTTTTTATTTAAAAAAGTTTTAAACTCACACTTAGCAACGCATGAAGCTATAAGATTAATACCAGTTTGAAGTGCAAATGCATCAATTGCTAAATTAGTACATACACTATCAACTTTTTCATTTAGATATACAGTATTTTTTGAGCCAAAAAAGTCCCTTAAAAAATTAATTATTTTCAATCCTTCACCCCCTTTCAGCCCAAAATAAAAAAGCCTTATTAATTAAGGCTTAATTTCTACAACTGATAATATTTTTTCTTTAATTTCATTTCTAATTTTTATTGGAACTTGCTTGTCTACTATAATATCTTTTATAATTTCCAATATATTTTTAAACTTATCAATATCTTTTATATTTACATCTACTGATAAATATTTGTTTTTATTTATATGAGCATTACCCATAGGTGTTAATGCTCCACTACATTTAACGCATCTTATACCATCAAGTCTTGATATTGTATAATCTCCACAATCCAAACATTTGTAAGCAATTAAATTATTCATTTTTCAATCCTCCTTAATATGTGTAAACTCCAAAATCTTCATATTCTACTCTTTCTCCACTATCAACTAAATCTACACTTCCGCACATAGCAGCAACAAATGCTTTAAATCCATCTGTTTTACGGCTTTTAGGTTCAATCTTTCCATAAGTTATATTTCCTGCTTGACTTGTTATCATACAAGTATTGTTTGCATACCATCTCATGAGTGGATTATCACCCCAAATAATATTATGATTAGCAAATGCACTTGTTATTATTGGTGCAATGAGCATTTCATTTGATGGTCTAGCAAGTCTTATATTATTTGCACCTTTTTTATCTGTATCAAATCCAACATCTCTTAAGGCTTTTGCTAACAATGTATATCTATAATTATCCATCCATAGGGTTGATAAATTATATTCTTGTGCTTTTTGTGCTAACCATAAAGCAGGAACATCTGGAGGAATTTCTACGCCTTCTACAAATGTTAATAATCCTTGTTTCTCCCATTCTTGCAAAGGTGCTTTAATTCTAGATAAGTCATTACAGCTTTCAGATATCCATGAATGAGAAATCCATACATATTTACCCTTCCATTTAAAAAGTAAGCCTGCACAAAGAAAATCTGTAGTTTTCATATAGTCAATTCCAACTAAGCAAGTACATCCTTTTAAATCAGGTATTTCTTGATTAGTAGCAAGTATATTTTCCCATGAAGTTACTTCAATATCTTTATTACCTTCTGGAATATTCATTCTTTTAGTCATGAATTCGGTATAAAGTTGTGGCTGGAACTTCATGTCTTCATATTCTTGATCCATAACTACTTTTAAATTTTTAAAATATCTTAATGAAGGATTAGCCTTTTCCCATAATTCTTTATCATCTACTTCTTCTTTACTCTCCAAATGATAAAGTAATGGTAACATTCTACTTGTATTATTTTCGCCCTCTAGTATTGAATGTGACATTTCTTTATAATCATCAAGTACTCCACCTCTTATATATCCATCTGTAGTTATCATAAACGTTCTGCAATGTTTTTTCTTACCTAAAGCTGACCTGAATACTTTTATGTTATTGTAATTCTCATATTCATGTATTTCATCAAAAATTACACACGCAGGTCTTAAACCATCTTTAGTACGTGCATTAGATGTATTATATTTTATATATGATTTTGTCTTCTTATAAACTATTTTTTCTTTAGTATAATAAAATGCTTTGCTTAACTTCTTATTATTATCAATTACATTGTATACATCTTCAAAACTTGTCTTAGCTTGATTTTCACTATTAGCAACAATATCAACATTGTATTCTTTAATACCATGAAATCCTGTAGTTAAATACCATGAAACTGCACTAATAAATCCATTTTTACCTCCACCTCTACCCATATAGAATAAAAAAGTATCCCAAACTAAAGTTTCATCATCATAGTAGCAATGTATTAATCCAATGATAAACTGTTCCCACGGAAGAAGCTTGTATTGAAAATATTCTTCAATCTTTTCTATTGCTTTATCAATCATTTCTGATTTTATAATTACATTCGGCTGAGATAATTTTTTTTTAACTAATTTAATGGCTTTTTTTATATCTTCATTAGTAATAACCTTGTTGTTCTCAACAAGATCTATATATTTATCAATGTATTTATTAAATATCATAGTTATCATCTTCTTGTGGTAGTGGTTTCAATTCTAACTCACTTAATATTTTTAACATTTGTGCACTAGTTTTGTTTAATTCTGAAATACTATCATTCTTTTTCTTTCCATGCTGCTTACCATTATTCCAATCTACAGATACACCACGTTCTTTAATATCTTCTATTAATCTATTCTTTATATTCCATAAAGACATATAGTCGGAAATTAAATCTTCATAGTGCTTCCCATACGTTCCATTAGATTCTAATTGCTTAAGTAAATCAGCTTTTATTTCATCAAATAAAATATTTCCCAACTTTTGCACACTTTTTTTAGTGCACACTTTTTTAGTGGTGCAACTTCGTGTCCATTTGTATCTTTTTTTCCAAGATTTAACCGTATTTAAAGATACATCATATTTATCAGCAATTTTTTGATATGTCATTCCAGAAATATAATCTTCATAAGCTTTTTCACTATTTGTTAAATTTTCTCTTTCATTCATTTTCACCACCTCTTTTCCTATCAATGCACCCTGTTTTTTATTGTGGGTGCACCCCCCCTCATACGAATTATCAAAATACCTGTTTTGTCGACCCTTACTACCCGTTCTCTTAGGCCTGAAAAAAATCCCATTTTTTTAACCCGGGGGTATCTACAATTACCACCGTTCCTCATTTAACAGCACTTTTGATTTAAACTTAAACTTGGCTTTTTCAGGATGTAATTCATTATGACACTCTTTGCATACACACATTAGATTGCTTCTAGTTAATGCTAGCTCTGGATGCTTGTTAACATGTTTAACATGATGTACTGTTGTTGCTGCACTATATTTACCTTTGGCTTTACACATCTGACATTCTGAATTCTGTTCATCCAACATTTCTTTTCTTAGATGTTTCCATGGTGTACTTACATAAAATCCATGAATGTTTTTATCTCTTAGAAGCTTTTGAATCCAATTAACCAATTCTACTCTATCCATTGTTTCTCAAGCTCCAATGATTTCTTTTTAGCTACACTAAGAATAGCATCACGATTCTTTAATAGGTTAGTCACTGAATCAGATAGCTTTCTTATTTCTGATTCGATCCCCTTACAGCTCTTAATTATATTTCTAACATCTGCATCAGTAATTGATATTACATACTTATGCTTGCATTTAGGACAGATAAAGTATGTTTCTTCTATCTGCTTGTCTTTATTAATCCAATGCTTTTTAACATTCTTCTCTGATAAGTTAAATTCTTTTTGGCATTTATCACACACCACATTTTGATAAGTATTCATATTGCTATTTCCTCCTTGATTTATGAACATAAAATAAGCACCTATTAAACTTATAGATGCTTAAATATAAATTATTAAATTTTAAGAGAATACTCTGAATAATTCGGTTTCTACAATCTTTCCATACTATCATTATAAAACATTCAATTCACCATTAAAACACCATCTTTTTACTATCTCTTTACCATTCTATTCTAATTCCATCCACTCCAAACAATAAAATACCTAGTCTATCTAACATTTGTTTAATCCATCTACTTGGTGTATTCTTTCCAGTATTAAGTTCTTCTGCAATTGTTTCATAGGATTTACTATTTATATAATACATTTCTAATGCTCTATATCTTTCAATAGTCCCTTCTTTTACTTGTTCCTCTTCTAGCATTTCTAATGCCTTCTCAATATGTGAAGTCATTATAAGTGTTTTCGCTTTACTCTGTTTTATACTTAATATAAATAATTCATCACATTGATTTTCCTTTAGATCTAAATCTACTATACCTTGTACATCATTTATATCTGCAATTGAGTAATCAATATGTTTCTTGAAATCATTATAATTTTCCATAAGCAATTTAGTATTTCTAAATGATTTTTGTTTAAATTTATTCTTTTGCTTACTATCATACTTTTTAATTGCCTTTTCTATTATTTCTTCCACTGTTAATTCATTTATACATTCCATTCTTATTCCTCCTGTTATTGTTACTTATACTAGTTAATATATTAGTATTGCGAATTACTTAGGTTAAATTACTAATTCAATTTTTCTATGAGAATTTGCTTTTATAATTTTATCTGCAAATTTCTGAGCCTTTTCTTCCGTAGTAAAATCTTTTGCACTCTCTCTGATAAGTGTTCTTCCTGGATCTCCATCCCAAGGTGCAATCCAACAATCATGGTCACTAAATTTTAATATAAACATATATTCCGCTCCTTTTAATTTACATATTTAAATATAATATATATTCTCCATTTGACCTAACATATGGTAAAGTATTGTTAGAAAGGAGGTGCTTATTATGTTAGAAAACTTAAAATTAAATATTTCTGTTGATTCATTAATAAAAATAATTACTGTTTTAATTACTGTTATATCTACTTATTTAGTTGCTAAATATAATTCAAATACTCCACGTAAATTAGAAATTAAGCAAAAACAATTTGAAAAAGTATATCTTCCAATTTATAAAATATTATTACCTGATTTGGGATATAATATCGAAAAAAGCATTGCAATAGATTACGTTAATAAAATACATCCTATTTTGTGGGATAACTATGAATTTGCTTATCCTCAACTGCATAAATTATTTAATGATTTTACTTTTTCCCTTGATTTAAATGATGATTATCAAGAAATATTTAATAAAATTTGTTATCAAGTCAAACTAGATTATGATTTATTAAAAAAGTCTCTTGGATACCCTTCTGAAAGCTTTTTGGGTATATTTATAAGAATGAATATTGATGATAAATTCAATGAAATATTCGGTTGGGTAAATATATTTTTTCTGTTAAACCCTATTATTTTAATTTTTACAGACAAAATCCCATTTGTTAATCAAAATTATCTCAAACTTGTACTATTTAATTATTTATTTTTATCAATACTTCTTTTTTGGGAGGCACATATAAACAAAGTCCCTATTTTTTTAAAACATAAACAGAAATAATCCAACTATATAAATAATCAATGCTTCAACATATCCAATTCTTTCTGAAATATATATATATGTACAAGTTACATATATTGTTATAAGTAAAACTCTAATATTAATTTTCATATCCTAAATCCTCTTTTTCTGCTCTTGAACTAGAACTTCAAGAGCAGCTCCTTCAATATCATAATATTTAATATTTTCCATCGTTTTTGCCTTATTTAGCGTTTATGCTTTTTAACACTTTTAATCTATTTATTTTACTTAATCATTTCTACATAACATAAACTAATATTTTTTAATTTCTTATTCCGGTACCATTGCAATATTTGCATTTAACTTCTTTGTTTTTACCTATAACCGAACCATTGCTTATAATCACACTTTGCATAGCCTTTAATTTTCCACTTCCAAAACAATAGGAGCAAATATTAATTTCTTTCAATGGTTTAATTGTAATATCCATTACCTCACTTCCTTCACATTTTTTACATCTTGCCGACCTCGACAACTCATTTAATCTAAGAATTATGCATTTAAGTGAAAAATAAAATACACAATGTAAGGCTATAAAACCTATAATTTTAAATATATCTAACATATCCTATCCTATCTTTATCCTTTTTACATATTCTGAACTATTCTTCTATATACTTTTTACCTATTTCTGCATAATCAATTTTAGGCTTAAGCATATTACACACATCATATAATGAAGTCAAATAATCACTTCTGTCATTAAAATAAACAGCATTATTAGCTATTGCAAAAGCCTTTTCTATTCTTTCAGAAATTGTTAATCTCTCATTTTCTACTATGTGAAGTCCTCTGCTACTTGGTTGTTCAGATATCCATTCTTCAGCTTGTCGTTTATCTTGAAAGGATATATAAATTCCTATTTCTTCTTTATCCATAATGTCATAAAATTTCATATTATCACCTCAAATTTAAAATTGTAGTATTGTGTATTAATTTTCATACCAATCTGCATTTAATATCTTTTCAGCAACCCACTCTTTTGAAAGATTTGGTCTCCCACCATAATTACATCTTATTTCAATTTCACTACCCCAAAATAAAATCCCCCTATATGCCAAAGGACTATTCGCTAAAATTGCCTTTATAACCTTATTACTATTGTTATCATCATATTCTTTTCTATCTTCTTCCGAAAGCCATACCCAGACACCTTCTCCATTTAATTTATCAAGATTATCAATTTCTTGTAAATTAGCTTTCCTCATACCACTATTAAACTCTTCCTCTGAAAGTTGTTGCAAAAATTCTCCTTTATATACCATACCTCTTGATTCTACTAAGTTTTTAACTTCATTCATATCCATTTTATTTACCTCATTTCTAAATTTAATACATCATATCTACATATTATAATTAACCTATTTTTTAAATCCATTAATGCTTAAATTTAAAGCATCGTCTCCAATATCACTCTTTTTATTACTTTTAATGCATTTTTCAAGGGCAGTTTGAAAAGTACCACCCTTATACTCTGCTAATGGCTCTAATACATTAAACAGATCATCCACTTCTTTTATCTTTAATTCTTTTCGCCTTTCATGAAAAGAATCAACTGTTAGCATCTCTTCTATATGACTTTTAAAATCATATAGACATTCACATAAAGTCCTTACCTGGGATATAGATAAATCTATTTGCATCCAACTTACTCTCCTTATTTTTAATATAAAATTATTAATACTAAACATACTAAAATTGAAACTATAATTTTAATTCGGTCTTTTGTTTGCATTTTATTTGTCACAGTAAATATATTAAAAACTGTTACAGACATAATTATATAAAATAACATTGTTGCTAAAATTCTAAATTCTTTATATATTGTAAAGTATTCTCCATGTCTCATTATCCTTACCTCTTCTAACAATTACTTTTTAGTCTTTACATAACTATCATTTGTTTTTACATATCCTATTTCATTAAATACCTTTTCTAATGCTTCCTTTATTCCTATCCCTTCCTTTTCATGTAGCTCTTGAACTTTAGGCTGTATTATTTCAACTATATCTTTTATTACTGCCACTTTTATCACCTCTTATGAATTATTTAGTTCTACTCTTTGCCATGTTAATAAACTTCTTAAACATTCCAACTCTAATCTTTTATTTCTTAATGCTTCTTGGCAAACACTATATTTATTCTCTGCCAAACCTCTTCTTAATCTTAAGTCGCTTATTCTTTTATCTCCCCTAGCAACATCATTAATTATTGTTGTAGTACATTTTTCTAATCTTAATTCTAATAATTTTTTACTAAGTTCAATTCTATATTGCTGCTCTGTATATTCTTTTTCTCTTCCATATTTAAATAACTTAGCATTTAAATTACTTAACTCTTCCTGTGCCTTTCTGATTGTATCCATTATCTCCTGTGGATTCATTCTTCACCTCTTCTAAAATGGTGAATCACTATAATCTACTGGTGTTATATCTTCCTCATAATCTTGATTCATATCTGAAAAGTTATTAGATCCTTGATAATCTTGATTATAAGCATTAGGTTTTGACCCCATAAATTCTACGCTATCAACTACAGCTTCTAATGTATAGTGCGTTACTCCATCTTTTGTATAACTTCCACTTTGTGTATGAGTTTCTAATTGTATTCCCTGCCCTTTTTCAAAGTTATTTGCTATAAATTCTGCTTGTACACCAAATGCTACAAATGGTATAAAATCACTATTATATTTACCAGTAGTTTTATTTTTAATCTTTCTTCTTACTGCAATAGTATTTTTTAATACTGCTACACCACTTCCTTGAACATATGTTAAATTAATATCTCTGACTATATTTCCTGTATATATTGCTTTATTCATTTCTTCCTCCTAAATTTGTTGATTAAGCCATTTTTTACATACTTCATGTTTATTTGTTCCTTTACATTCTAGTGCTAAATCACACAATCCAGCACACCCATTACCGCCACCCAATCCAATGCATCTATCACATAAAAACGTTGCGTATTCATCTATATTTAGTTCTTTAATAAAATCAATCATTTTTCTATTTAAATAACTCGGTACTTTCTGTTCAACTATTTCTCCAGTTTTAACATCAACGGCAACCACTTCTTTTTCATTTGTTTTGGTGTCCGAAATGGACACATTTTTATCTTTTATATCTCTAGACTTAACAACTTCTCCGTTAGAAATCTTTTTAGCAATTTCTTGTTGATCCGCTTCTGGTAACTTGCTAGCTTCATAAGCTCCTGTTATTCCTAAGTCACCATTTTTAAATTGCTCTTTAATCTCTTCTGTTAAATTTTTAGCTATGCTCTCCATTCTAGCTACTTGAGTTGCAGATGTATTTAATATATCTGCAACAATTTCTCTAACTCTTCCTGGTAATTTTTCTTTCTTTTTATACTCAACAAGCAGCTCTTTTAATTTCTCTGCTTGTTGAGTTTTTTCCCAATCTGTCAATTGCCTTGATGTAGAATTAGTTATTAATAATAATAGTTTGTCTTTTATAGAATCTTCTTCACTTTCTATCTTACATGGTGCATATCTAAATTGTTCTTTACCTTCTCCATATAGCCTTTTTAATGCTAAATACCTTCTATGCCCTGCTATTATTTCATACTTATCATTTTTTATTTTTTTAACAACTAGATTTTGTTGAACTCCAAATATCTCAATAGAATCTTTTAATTCTTTTAAATCCTCTTCTTTTGTAGAGTAAAAATTTTCTTCTGATGGAACTAAATCATCAATATCTATTTGACTAGTTCTAAATTTAATAGATTTTTCTATATTATTTATTTTGCTATCTTTAGAGTTATTGTTTAATAAATCTAGCATATTAAACTTAGCCATATCATTCCCCCTACTCTACTGTATCTAAATATTCCTCCACTAAGTCAATATAATCTCGTGCAGCTCCACAACTTTTTGAATACTCTACTATAGGTAAATTAGCAAATGTACTTTCATCTACTTTTACCGTTCTTCTAATATGTGTTCTAAACATTGGGTATTCATCATTATTATTTAATAACTTTTCCCCTTGTGTATTAACCTTATTTCTAGCAAATTGAGTTACAAAACATCCTTTTAGTGTTAGTTCAGAATTCATTTCTTTTGCATTTTCTATTTGTTCTATAAGTTCTTCCATCCCATCAAATGCGAACTGATCTATTTTAATAGGAATGAGAACATCATTTGATGAAACTAATGCATTAATAACACTAATATTTATATCTGGAGGATTATCTATAATGCAATAATCATATTCCTCTTCTATCTGTTTTAACGCTTTTCTTAACCTATATTGCTGTGGTCGTCCAACATCCATAATCACATCTAAGTTAGCTTTAAGTAGATGCATATTTGCTGGTATTAAATCTAAATTTTCATATTGTGTTGGAACAATAACATCTTCTATATAAATGTTTTTATCTGTCATAACATTAGCAATACTTAGTTCATCTGCATCATGCATATTAAAAAACTTTGTTGTATTACCCTGTTTATCATTATCAATAAGTAAAACCTTCTTATTGTGAACTGTTGCTAATATATGTGCTATATTTATGCTACTTATTGTTTTAGCAACTCCACCTTTTAAATTAATAATTGAAATAACTCTCACGCCTTACACCTCTTCTCATAATTAATATCTTCCATACCCTAATCTTTTTTGTATTCTTCTTCTATTTTCTACACAATGAATTATTGCTTGTTTTCTTCCTTCACTTTCAGCTTTTTTTCTTCTATTTATATCTTCAACTGTTCTTAGCGTTAATTCATGTGGTGTCATTTTCTTATATTTCATCTTTAACCATTCCCTTTACAACTTGTTTTAGGCTGCTTAATATAATTCAATAAAACTTCTGCTGCTTCTCTCCATCCATAACAAACCTCAACTAAATAATTCTGATCTCTTAAAGCTTTTATCCACTCATTTTGTTTATCTGTAGTCTTATTTTTACCAACTTTAAGTTCTATATATAAACCGAAATATCCACCTCTAGCACATGGTAAAACTACATCTGGAACTCCAGCTTTTACACCTTGTCTTTTTAACCCTATTGCTGTTCTCTTATCTCTTTTCCCACCATTCGGAACATGATGTAATAACTTCAACTCCTCAAATTCTACTTGTTGATATCCTGCCCATTGAAATAAACAAGTTTGTTCTTGTCCTTCTGTCATTCTTTCTTAATCCTCCTTATGCTTTTATCAATTTTTATTAGTGTATATTTTAGAAATGGATAACCATCATATTGACTTATTCCACTTACTATTGAATTTTTATCAATATAATATCCTTTCTTTGGTTTTGGATTTTTTATATATTTATTCGCATTAATTATTTCTTTCTTTGGCTCTGGAATTATTAAATTTCTACTAGAATTCCATTTCTTGCTTTGCAATTCTTTACTCCTTGCAGTTTGTTTTATTAGATATGCTGCAAGTTCTCCATATTGACCAGTAGAATCTAACGGAAATACTTTTATCCTTCCTTTATTCCAGCACCTCTGTATTATCTTAGTATCAATATTATTTATAACTAAGTGATGGTGCTTTGCCCCCTTTTTCCCTATCTCCATAACATGTATATATTTAAGTTCCTTATTTAACTTTTTAAATTCTTTTCTAAGGAGTTTTAAAAATTCGTCTATGTCTTCACGCATCTCTTTTCTTCCATCTGGTCTGTTTTTTAAAATGTAATCTAAAATTAAGTGGTAATCTCCTTCTTTATAATTAGCATTTAATCTCCACCTTAACTTTTCTTCTGCATGCTTCCTATTTATTTCTTCCTGTTCTTCTGTAGTAACACCTATTCTTTTACTTCTAACTATTCCAGTAGCTTTATATCTGCTTGAATAATACTTTTTAACTTCTATTGTTTTACCAGCTACAATAGTACTCTTTATATATGGCATATTTACCTCTCTTTTTTCTCTTCTGCTTATATCTAATATTTAAAGACTTGTCCTAAAGTTAATGTATTTATCAAGTCTTAAAAGCTTGTTCCAGCTTGTTTTTTTGCCATATATTTGGTATACTATTTGTACAGAATTTTATATCAAATATATAGCTTGACCATAATGTTTATTGGAGTAAACATTATGGTTTTTTCTTTACCAATATTCATTTTAAATTACCTTTTCTAATTACTCTTTAACTTATATTTTAAGAATAGCTTGTATAATAGAAATGCTATCATCTACATACGTATCAACTTGATTATTTCCAGTTGTATCTATACATCTAAGATTCATTAATATTTCTTCTAATGCTTTTTTATATTTGCTTTCCATAAGTGCTCCTTTCATTAATACATTTATCTAAAGTTTGACTAGCTATTAAAGCTTCTTTAGAACTACATCCATATTGTTCAATTTTTTTATACATAATTTCTCTTAACTCTTCAATCTTATTATTCATAAATTATCCTCTCTAAATTTCTTCTACATATAATTTTTATTTCAATTAATCTTGTTTTTTCTTTTGTACTTTTACAGTAACCTTTACATTTTCTCTTTTAGAAATTATTAAAGCTATTGTCTCAAAAAATCTTTCCATATTAAACATTTAGTAAATCTCCCCTCTTTATTTCTTCTATATTAATTTCTTTTGCTAATCTTTCAATTTCTTGCTTCTTCCTCATTTAATTCACTCTCTTCCCCTTTTCCATTCCAGCCATATATGCTATACCAACACTTAATAGCATCTCTTCCTTCGTTGGCTCTACTTTTCTAAAAATTTCTATTAGTCTTTTAGTTAAATCATCATTTTCAATTTTTTCTGTTATCATATTAGTTCCTCCTTTGATATTATTTCTCTCTTTACTTCTACCAACTTACACATTCAAACTGAAAACTACTGAAAGTAGCTCTTATCATGTTCTTAGATATGTTCACTAAAAAAACTTTTAAGTTCCTTATGGGTATATATTAATTCCTTTTGAGAACTTTGTCAATGTTAATGTCAAAAAAAGTTTGCAAAAGAAACTTTTTTTTATTATACTAATCTTAAAGGAGGTGATACTTTGAATAACAGATTAAAAGAAATAAGACTTCATTTTAATAAAACTCAAGAGGAATTTGCAAATAGCATAAACATTAAATCTAAAGCTCATATTTCTGCTTTGGAAAGTGGCAAACGAAGCATTACTGATAGAATAATTAGTGATGTTTGCAATCAGTATAATGTAAATGAAGATTGGCTACGTAATGGAATAAAACCTATGCTTGTACAAACACCCAATGATGAACTTAAACAATTTGCACTAAAGTATAAATTTAATGATATTGAGTATAAATTTTTATCTGAATATGTAAAATTAGATGTAGATAAACGTTCAGATCTTGTTGGATTCCTTGAAAATATCATGAATAGCGATGCTTCGTTAGTAGCCGATACTAAAAGAAAAATAGAAAAGATATCTAATGATAATGAACTTGCAGCTACTAAAGAAGAGGTTGCAAATTCTATAGATGCTGAAGTAGAAGCATATAGACAAGAGCTTGAAGCTGAATCAAAAGGGGAAATATTATCAGCTTCAGAAAAGCGAAAAAATGCTTAATAAAAATTAATTCATATTAATTATATTATTTCTACGTATTTACACGTATTAAAACACGCGTTATAATTATCTTGTAAGGAGGTTTCCTTATGAAATCATATTCTTCAAGGGAAATTATAAAAATACTTACAGCTGATGATTGGTATGAAGTAGCTTGTGTTGGTGATCATCATCAATATAAACATCCTATTAAAAAAGGAAAAGTTACAATTCCACATCCTAATAAGGATCTGCCAATTAGAACTGTAAAAAGTATTTTTAAACAAGCAGGGATTAAAATAAATTAATCCCGTCCCTCCTTAACTTTATATAAAGGAGTAATTTATATGAACGCAAAAGATATGTATGTATTTCCAGCTATTTTCACCTATGATAATGATGGTATATCAATAGAATTTCCTGATTTACCTGGTTGCCTATCATGTGCTGATACTACTGATGAAGCAATAAAAATGGCAAAAGAAGCTTTAGCACTTCATTTATATGGTATGGAAGAAGATAATGAAAGTATTCCAAAAGATACTCCAATTAATAATTTAACTTTATTAGAAAATCAAATTCCAATGCTTATAGAAGTGTATATGCCATTATATAGAACAGCTATTGAAAATCAATCAATAAAGAAAACATTAACTATTCCTCAATGGCTTAATAAACTTGCTGAGAAAAACGAAATTAATTTTTCTCAAATTTTACAAGCAGCTTTAAAAGAGAAATTAGGAATACATTCAACATTAAAAAAATAATGTATGAAATAAGGAGTTATGAAAATATCATAACTCTTTAAAAATATATAAAATAAACATATGGAAGGTTGTAATTTTAATGCTTAGATGTGCTATATATATTAGAGTTTCCACTGAAGAGCAGGCTATGCACGGATTATCTATGGATGCTCAAAAGGCTGACTTAACAGATTATGCTAAAAAACATAATTATGAAATAATTGATTATTATATTGACAGCGGTAAAACCGCAAGAAAAAGACTTTCTAAAAGAAAAGATCTCCAAAGAATGATTGAAGATGTTAAACTTAACAAAATAGATATTATTATATTCACTAAACTCGATAGATGGTTTAGAAATGTTAGAGATTATTATAAAATACAAGAAGTATTAGAAGATCATAATGTAGATTGGAAAACAATATTTGAAAATTATGATACGTCTACTGCTAATGGTAGATTACACATAAATATAATGTTATCTGTTGCCCAAGATGAAGCTGATAGAACAAGTGAAAGAATAAAAAGAGTATTTGAAAATAAATTAAAAAATAATGAGCCAACAAGCGGATCTCTACCAATTGGTTATAAAATAAAAGAAAAAAGTATTATTATAGATGAAGAAAAAGCTCCTATAGCTAAAGATGTTTTTGACTTTTATTACTATCATCAATCCCAAACAAAGGTTTTTAAAGAGATCCTCAATAAATACAACTTAAGTCTTTGTGAAAAAACTATTCGTAGAATGCTAGAGAATAAACTTTATATTGGTATTTATCGTGAACATGAAAATTTTTGCCCACCGTTGATTGATAAAAACAAATTTGATGAGGTTCAATTAATACTAAAAAGAAGAAATATAAAATATATTCCTACAAAAAGAATTTTTTTATTTACAAGTCTTTTAATCTGTAAAGAATGTAGACATAAAATGATTGGAAATGCTCAAATTAGGAACACTAAGGCTGGTAAAATAGAATATATTCTATATAGATGTAATCAATCTTATGCTAGACATACTTGCAGTCATAGAAAAGTTATATATGAAAATAAGATTGAAACATATCTTTTAAATAATATAGAAAGTGAATTAAAAAAATTTATATATGATTATGAATTAGAAGATATTCCAAAAGTTAAAAATAAAGTAAATAAAACTAATATAAAAAGAAAATTAGAAAAATTAAAAGAACTCTATATTAATGATTTAATTGATATAGATATGTATAAAGAAGATTATGAAAAATATACAGAAATCTTAAATACTAAAGAAGAAAAAATAGAACAAAGAAATCTTCAACCATTAAAAGATTTCTTAAATAGTGATTTTAAATCATTATACTCTTCAATCTCACGAGAAGAAAAAAGACTACTTTGGAGAGGCATTATAAGTGAAATCCAAATAGATTGTAATAATGATATAACTATAATCCCACACCCATGATTATAGTGGATGTGTAATTATGTTTATATGTTTACTAATAAGACGTTCTCAACCGAAAGAGGTACAAAGCATTTACTAGAATTAATTGAAGTTAAAAATAACAATATAGGGGCTGGAGTACTTTTTTTAGTTCAATTAGAAAATGTAAAAAGTTTTTCACCAAATGATGATACTGACCCTAAATTTGCTGCTGCATTAAAAAAAGCTAAATCTTCTGGTGTAGATATTTTCGTATATAAATGCAGTGTTAGTGAAAATCATATTGAACTATCTCAATCTGTTGAATTAAAATTATAATCCTAACTTTTTATAAAAATATGAAGACTATAATAAACTTGTATTTTACACAAAATTTATTATAGTCTTATCAGTTAACTTTAGTATATTTTATGAATCTATTTTTTAATTATACTATATACATAAGTAAGCATTTAAAACAAAACTATTTTTTAAATCTCATTCATTTTTATTCTTTTAGCTAAATCAAGTATTTTTTCTTCAATTGATTTTGCTATTTTTACAAACTCGTCATCATTTTTATTAGTAGGATACGTTAAATAAGTAATAACTTTTTTTGCAATATATAGTAGGCTAGGAATAATCAAAGTTTTTCCTAGCCTTAATATACTGTTTAATTTGCGATTTTATTATTTATTTCTACTATTTCAATTACAACTTCTAATAATTTATTAAATGAGTATTCCAATTCTTCTGGAATAACCTCTAAAAGTTTTTCTTTTAACCTATCCTGTTCTTCCTCTAGTACATCTAAAATATATTCATTATGTGTTTCATAAAGTTTCATATTTATCTCAACCTCTCTAGTTATTAAATTATCTGTAAAGTTGATATATCAACGGTTTATACGCGCTACAAGAATTATTATACAATAAAAAAACTTGCGTGCCAGGAAAGTTTCGACAATAGGAAATCCTATAGGAAAGTCTATTTTAAAAGGAGTGTTCAAGCATGTCTTATATACAAATATAAGGTTATAAAAGCTATTTTTTTGTAATATACAGTTTAAAAATTATTTACTTATAATAATTAAATTAACTTTTTATTTCCAAATTGTCGAAAATTTCTTTTTTTAGATAAAAAAATAAAGACTAGATTAAACTAGTCCTTCTTTAAAAATTCTTTATACACTTCTATGCATTTATTAATATAAGCACATAATCTTTTATCTTTATAGAAATTGTATTTAATATCTGTATTGCAGCATATATAATCCAAACTTACATCATAGAACTTTGCTAAATCTATTAATACAGATATACTTGGTTCTGCATATTCTGCTTCGTAGTTTCCATATGTGCTTCTACTAATATTAAGTATCTTACCAATATCTTCTTGTTTAAGTCCTTTGTCTTTTCTTAGCTCTGCGAGTCTCTCTCCTAACATATTTATCCACCTCTAATTTTGATTTTATCAAAACTAGATTTACAAAAATTTTATATCCAAAAATAAAGTATTTTACATATAAATTCTTATATTTTGGACACGATATATATATTAATACTATTATAATAAAATATATAAATTTAATTTATTACCCAATTATTACCCAATGAGGTGATATCTATGCTAAAGAAAAAACGTATTAAGAAACAAATGACAGAACTAGAGCTAGCTAAGAAAATAGGAAGAAGCGAAGGTCATGTAAGCAAATTAGAAAATCATCCATCAGAATGTAATCCAGGCGTTGATTTAATATTAAAATTAGCTAAAGAACTTTCTTTAAATCCTGTAAAAATCTTTTTATTCTTTGTTAAAAACAGAAAAGAAGATAATAAGTAATTTTGGTCTTAAAACCCTGTACCAAAAATGTACCGAAAATAAATTAGGTTTTGTTACAGCCTGTAGAGTTGATTATATCTAGCTTTAGAGCAACTTTATTAAAATTGGTAATAAAAAACATTTACACTTTTTGTTACACCTCTAAAGCATTGATATTACTGGCTTTATACTATATATAATATATAATGTAACAATAATTATAATATTATATTATATATATAGAAAAAGTATATATCTTATTATTATATAAAGTTGCACGCATATATTTTTTATTTTTGTTACAAATAAGTTTATTCCCCTACAGGCTAGTAATACCAAGCTTTAAGCGTGTAACAAACAGGTCAAAACTTTTGTTACAAAAGACCTCTGTTTTTGGTACAAATCTATTTTTACCTAATGGAATATAAAAATAAGGCTTGAAATTAATCAAACCTTACTCTTCATCTTCTATATATTCAACTAGATCTGAAACATTACATTTAAAATATTTGCAAAATTTTTCTAAATGTTCTACTGGAATATGCTTTTCTTTATCATTACAATAAGCATTAATAGTTGCAACTCTTATTCCCATTAATTCTGAAAACTCTTTTTGACTTAATCTATATTCAGCTAATCTAACATGTAATTTCATTTTAATCATGAATAATCACCTCATAAATATTATATCTTATATTTGTAATAAATAAAGCAAAAATATATATAATAATTCCTATAATAGCATTTACTTAATACTAAAATAGGAATATAATTATATTATAATATATTGGGTAAGGAGTGGTTACATGAAAGAATTAGAAGTTTTAAACCAAAAGGACTTAACAATTAAATCTACTAAATTAGTTGAAATAATTAATGAATTTAGAAAGGTTGAAAGTGAAGCTAGAGGAGAAAAGTATGTTGAATTACAGCATTATGATTTTATGAAAAAAATAAAAAAAGAAATTAAAACTTTGGAATCACTTGGCTTATGTAACGAAGGAAATATTTCCGTCGTTGAATATATAGACAAAAAGGGTGAGAAAAGACCATGTTTTGAATTAAACGCTAGTGGAATGAGAATGATGTTAAATGCTGAATCTACATTAGTTAGATATAAAACTGAAGAATATATTAGTAATCTTGAAGATAATATTAAAAATTTAGCTATAGAAAATTATAAATTGAAACTAGAATTACAAGAACGTGAAATGAGTTATCTACAGGACAAAGCTAAATTATCTCAAGGCTTATTATATGCACATAACACAATCAATGCTGAACATGGTGTTGGACAATCCTATATGCCACAAATAATAATAGATATATTAAAAGCAACTAAAAGTAAAGTTATAAAACAAGATGATAATCGTTATTTTTTTAATGCTGAAAATGTTAAAGAAGAATTTATAAAATATGAAATAAAACCTAAAAGATTTAAAGATTTATTAGAGGCACTAGGAGGTTGCAAGACTTCAATTTATATAACTGGAAGGAATGAAAGAAACTATAGATACGAATGTTATGTTGCACCAAAATATTTAATTGATTGCAATTTATAAAAACTTAATTTTAATTTATTATGAAAGAGGGTAGAAAAAATGAATAAACAATCAGCAATAATGTACATAGTAGCTACAGAATTATTGATAGACATAGTTGATGAAGTTAAAGAAAATATTCAAAATAAATGCTATGAAAATGAAAATGAATTATTTTGTGATTTAAAAGATATAGAAAAAAGAATTTCTAATGTAAAAAGATTAGGTGAAAATTTTAAAAAAGAATTTCCTAATGAAATAGATTAATCAACAATCTATCAGAAGTTAATATTGACAATAACAGGAGTAGCTAATCTACTCTTTTTATTTTGCGTAAAAATAAGACTAGGATCATTGACTCTAGCCTTACATTAAATATACTGAACAAATAAAAAATTTATATGAACAAATTTTACAGTTCTTGCTCTATTATTTCTCTTGGAGCAAACCAACTCTCTCCGTTTAATGTCTCTATCTTTGTAACTACTACACCTGCATCTATAATATTAATCTTTGTTCCCTTTGATAGCATAGTTGCTTGTCCATTAAGTAACATATTAGTTGCAGCATCTTTGTTATTAGCATTAAGAAATGAAAGCATTTTATCAAGGCTGTCTTTAGATGAGCATACAAGTGCATCTTTATTTAAGACTATACTTTGTCCACTATGCAAAATCTTATCATTTGGTTGTGAACTATTTTCATTAGAACTACTTATTGAATTGCTATCATTGCCAACCATAGCTGTTATTATTTCCACATCAACATGACACCCATCTGAATTAAACTTTTCTAAGTTTAAATTCAAAGTTTTTTCTTCCCCTTTTGATACTTTCCAATTAGTATACATACCATCATCAACCTTATCGTTATTGCTATCTAATAATTTAAAACTTACACACATGTCATGTATATACTCGGAATTATTGCTAATTATGGTTACTGCGGTAGTGCCATTCTTATTGATTATTGGATTGTTGTTTTCATCTACTGTCATTTTAATGTCTACTTTATATTTTTCACTACTTGCAACTACTGATAAATCTCCAGATGATTGTTTTTGTAATTCTGTATTATTACTTGAACATCCAATTAAATTAATTGTTAGAACTAAATTTATAATTGCAAGCATAATTATTTTTTTCATTTTCATCACTCCCTAAATTTATATCTGGTATAATTATACTGTTTTATATATTTATTAACAATAACTCATCTTTATGGTTAAAGTTTTATGATAACGTATCAAATATAATAAGTTATTCTTTTTTTGAATCACCATCCTTACTGATAAAATAATAAAAAATAATCTTTATAATATTTAAAATAAAAAAGAAAGCTAAAACATTTCTGTAATAGCTCTCTAGAATACAATTCTTATACTAATAGTATATTTAAATCATTAGTTATTTCTGTTATTTCTTCATTTAGTTCGTTTAAATAAGTTTTAATAACAGAAAGTATCTCATTACTCTCTACTAATCCTAAATCAAATGTACAGTGGAAATTTAAGTCTATTAAATATAAATGTTTTATATTTAATGAAACTAAATATTCCCCTTTTTTAATTACACTATTTTTATTGTTAATAGATGTAAAAATTATTGTTCCTGATTTTATTCTATTCATTTGTTGCTCTCCTTTTATGCAATTATTTTTTGTACTATAGCTAAATCTCTTCTACTTATATCCTTAGCTTTTAACATTGTATAAATAGCGTGTGCATCATTCTTAAATTTTTTCTTAGGATATTGATTAACATTTCTACTTAAGTACTCTCTAATAGCTATTATTCTTTCTCTAGTAAGTTCTCCTGCTCTTAATTTGTCATGAAAGTTCTTATAAATAATATTATAAGCTTCCTCCACTTTTAATGATCTTGTCTTTTTAGAGTTCATTTGTTCAACTACCATTTCTGCTGAAATATTTTTAACTGGTAGAGCTCTTAATTTTAATATTCCCCATGTAGTGAATAATTTTATTATTATTGGTAATCCTAGTAATGTAATTATGATTAACATAATCATCATCCTTTCTTTTATGTTTTGCATATCGCTTAAGCGTTGGTTTTGTGTAGTTGTTTATCTTAAGTAATATGTATCTTAAAATGTAGGATAAAATGTTGTGTTAGCTATAGGGTTAGTTGTAGGGGAATATATGTGTCCCCTATAAACTAACTTTTTTAATTGTTGGTATTCCTATATTCTAAGAACTCAATAAAATAGAGAGTATGCTACAATAAATAAAATTTAAAATAAAAAGGAATGCAGATTATTGTAGTTTAAATCTGTATAGATTACATCAAAATTGGACGAGTTATATCTAATATCATTTAGAGTTGGTCGAGATATTATGACAATAGGAAAAGTCCCATAGCATTGTTTTTGAAGTGTTCCTTCTCTGTATAATTTCTCATAAAGTTGCATTTTTATATTAGAAGTGTAATGAGTATAATCTACTTCTAATATAATAAAGTATAGATTATTTTCTAAAGTGAACTCTATATAGGCATCTGGTCTAATGAGTCCTTTTAAATATTGAGGTTGGAGTTTTATTTGGCGTATTTCTCCACCTTTTTTCTTTACTACCTTTAGAAAGTCGTATACAAGTAACTCATGGTCTTTAAGTTTCTTTTCTTGATAATAAATCTTTTCTCTTGAAAATTGACTTATATAACTCTTTAATAATTCCATATCTTCTAGTTGCTTAAGCCTTCTTCTACAACTCTCATAAGTTCCATTAAATAATAATTCTGTTGCTTGTGTTACTGAAATAGATTTATAATCTTCTATCCATTTTAAGACTTGTCTATCCCTCTCTGTTAGCATTTTCAACCTCCTGTAGACTTATTACACCTTTTCTTTTCCTTTTCTCTTGTACAGGCTTAATATCTTCTATAGGTACATCTACAATAGTTGGAGCTTCTATCATTAGTATTTGTCCATTTTCCTTTTTTACATTTAATATTTGTTGCTTTTCTTCTTTGGTTGGAATCCTAATTTCAGGAACATATTTATTTAATATAACAAAATCATCATCTATATAAGGCACTTTAATATTTATTTCACCGTTAGATCCGCAAACAATGCACTCACCTTTTTTAAGTTGCATAGCATTATTAGAATTAATAACATTTTGAGAATCTATAATAGAATTTTGATGAAATGTAATTCTAGTCATTTGTGATTTTACATCTGTATTTAAATTGGTTGCTGTAGTTCTTTGTAATGCTCCAATTAAATGTACACCTACACTTCGTCCTGCTTTAACTACTTGCCACAATTCTTCCCATACTGGCAATTCCATTAATTCTGACATTTCTTCACAAACTAAAATTACTCTTTTCATTTTTTTACTTTTAAAATGTTTATTCCATTGATTTATATTTCTTATACCATGTGCTTTAAACAGATTACTTCTATCATCTATTTTCTTTTTAACCTTATTTATTGCTATCAATAATTCATTGCAATTATAAGCCACCATTTTTACTGGCAAACAATCTTCAAATGAACTTATCTCTCCCTTTATTAGTTGAGTAAGATATAATTCTATATTCTTAGAGCTGTTATATATTAAGTTTGTTAATATGCTTGATAATAACATTGACTTTCCATAACCTGTTGCTCCTGCTATTAATAACATTGGATGTTCATCTAAATTTAAAAAATATGGTTGTCCTTTATAATCTCTTCCTATATAAAGTTGATTTTCTCTACATTTAACTGGTTCAAAATAGAACTTAGCAATATCTTTATTAACTGCATATAGTTTTATATCATTATTAAACTTATTCTTTTCTATATTAATTATTGAATTTAAATTGCACTCCAATATATTTAATTTACTTTCTAAATGCTCTATACTTAAGCCTTTAACATTGTTCAAATGAGCTATATATCCATAATTGGTTGTTTCAAGCTTATATATACTAAATGTTTCATCTTGTCTGTTTCTGATTCCTGTAGCACTCATTATTTCATTAAAATCGTTCTTAAATTTTCTTTTATCTGCTGTATTTAGATAGTTATACATATAAGTACCTGCTATAGCTAATCCTAGTTCAACAAACATTAGCTTTTCGCCTTCTTGCTAATTGCTGTTGTTATAACCATTAATATTGTTCCTCCGTATAATATAAAACCTTCAAACGCCCCGAATCCGAAAGCGTTGCCTAGGACTTTGCAATTACTATAAATGTAATTAAATAATCTAATATCTAAATCAAACATATCTATTCTCCTTTCTTAAATATTTTTCCGGATAATATATTTCTCCCAAAGTTTGTTTAATTTCATCTCCTCTGTCCTCCATCTCAAACAATCTTTTATATAATTCTAATTCTTTTTTAGAAGTAGTTTTAAAACTAATCCTTATTACTAAAGCTTGGCTCATTTTTAAACTCCTTTTTGTTAATTCTATACTCTATACTATGCAGAAACTTTATTAAACTTTCCTAAAATTTAATAAAATATATAAAAAAATAAGAGTAGGTATTTATTCCCTACTCTTAAGCATTTTTTCATATATTAACTGTTTTAGATAAGAACTTTTGCCAATTACCTTACTATTTTCTGCTAAAAAACTGTACAATTCCATATCCAGTTCATTTTCCTTGTTAAATGTAGCTTCTGCTTTTTCATATTCATATTTCCCTACTTTTTTAGTCACCAAACCACCTCTAAGAATAATATTACCATATAATGTTAATAATTTCTATGAGGTGATAATATTGCAAAAGAGTTTTATTAAAATAGATTTATGTATTTGCTTATTTTGGGTCGGCATTTTTATTTTATGTCTGTCTATAATTTGACAAAATATTTTTAAAATGTAATAATTTGATAAAGAAATATCTAGAGGTGATAAATATGAAAAAAAGATTAATTAAAATTTTTAGTATGGTATTTATAAGTTGTATGTTATTTTCAACTAATGCTTTTGCTGGCACTTGGCTTCAACATCAAGGTAATGAAGGTTGGGTAAATGGTGTTTATTATGGAGGATGGGAATATCAAAATGATGATGGTTCTAAAGCTAATGGCTGGAAATATATAAATAATAATTGGTATTATTTTGATATAGGTGATGGTTGTGCCTATACTGGAATTAATACAATAAATGGTAAGGATTACTACTTTGACCCTATAAATTGTGATATGAAACATGATCAGTATGTTAGAATTGGAAACGGTAGACATGCTGCTATGGCATGGGCTTGTAGTGATGGACATATAGATTATAATAATACAACATTCCAAGACTATGTAAAATAAAAATAAGCAGTAAGTAAGATTAATTTTTTACCTACTGCTTTATCAATGTATATTATTACTAGTTTAGGTTAATAATTTTAACATAAGAGAAAGATAACTTTAAATTCTGTTATCTTTTTCTTTGTGATTTCCTCTTAAGCTTATATCGCATATAAAATAAGGGCAGTACATAGAACTTAATCTACATACTGCCCTTTAGTCTCTTGATTTTAATAGTTTATTATTCTTAACTACTTTTATAATTAACTTACAATGCTTTTGGGGTTTAATTCGTTTTTATCTTCTTGTAATTCTTCTTTTTTGTTGTTTTTATGCGATTTTTTACATTTATCTTTATTACATATACCTAGTAAATACATATAACAAATAAAAAAAGATATTAGAATAACTAAAAATCCTATTAGGCAAACTACTATGGAATTATTTTTACCCACATTGACAAACCAACCACCTATATTTTGAGTATCTATGTAATATAACCATGAGCACATAGACAATACAGTTAATAAAATTAAATTACTCCAAAATATTAATGGATATTTTTGTATCAATGTAGCATCTTCATTTAAATCTGATTTTATCTTCATTTCAGTCATCTTACTAATAAAAAACATAAATACAAATACAAGGTTAGTTACACATAACCCCCATACAGTACCTATAATCATTATTTGTAAAATCGGTATACTCTGAGCATTTTTAAATATACCATCTAAAGAATTAATTGATCCAAAGACTAAAAAAGACATTGCAGTAAATATTCCTACCAATGAAATTAACTGTGAATTCATTCCTTTTGTAAATTCATTTAATTGTTTATTCACATCTGTTTTTACTGGGGATATATTTTTAATGAAATTACGCTTAAATTCATCATCGCTTTGCTTTAAACTTTCAAATTGATATAACGCCAAATGAGAATGATCCCATAATTTCAAGATAGTCTTTTTTATTTTTGTATAGTGCTTAACTTTACTTCTTTTTGTCTTATCTGCTAAATATATATCATTATATTTAGCAGATAAGACAAATTCAGCTAATGAATCTAAATTAGTAATAAAAATACCAACTTTCTCATCCTCTAATAAGAATATATAATTACTTATTACTGAATATAATAGTCGGTCATGATTTTTCATATATTCACTAATTAATTCTATGGAATTATTAGTATCAAAAGATGAAGTTGTTTGCATAAACGATAGATTTAAAATTCTTTTTATGTCTGTTGTCATTTTATCTATTTTATTCTCATCTCTATTATCTATAATTTCAGTAGATCTCTTTCTTAAAAACTGTTCATTCATAATTTATTTAATCCTCATTAAAAAATTTATATATCGAATCTTGAGTTATTATATTATTCCATCCTTTTGCATATGAGCTAAGCCACGGAGTTTGATTATGTGTGATTTCAACTAACTTACCAGCTGAATATTTACTACACTCATCTACCATTTCATTAATCTTATTTCTATCTTTAATAGATATAAGATTTTCATCATACATTTTTTTTTCAGATTCCCACACACCATTACTTAAATCAACATAACTATCAATATAAGGTATTTCATTACTTCCATACATTTTAAATTCTTGATATACTTCTGGTACTACAGGTCCAAAATCCCATGCTTCAATATCTTCATTGAAACACGCTCTATGATTGTCTGTTAAAAAAGATGCTTGTACAAAATATAGAATCTTTTGTAATTTTAAATTTGATATATTATACATCTTCTTATTTCCATAATTTATAATATATCTTGCAATATCTAAAACATTATAAGCCATACAATCACCGCTTTCTACTTCTATATTTCTAATATATAATATATGAATAAATATTACTTATTACCTATACTTTACCACTTTATTAGGAAATATTCAATTAATAATTATTCCATTTTTTAATCATTTAGTTAAATTATTTATAATTTTTGATAATATTTTATCACATTTAGTAATTTTTTATGTTTATAGCTAACTCTATTTTGGGAAATAAAACAAAGGGTAGCAAATAAAATTTCTCCTATCTACTACCCTTAAAATCTATTAAATTTACCTTTTCCATTTTACTCATAATATTTCTTAATATTTATGATATAATTAAGAAGAAGAAAAAAAGAATGGAAAGGTTTTAAACCCTTCCTTTGGTTACTTGTTAATTACAAGTATTAGATTTATAACAGCTATTATCAAGTTTACTAGGCAAGTTAGTAACTGTATTAAATCCTTTGTTTAAATTCCTTTTTTCTTCTTCTTTTTCTTTGACACATTATCACTTCATTACAATTATTATTAATATTAAAATGTACTATATTTTTATATAGTAATAATATCATAAGTACGTTTGCAGGTTTATTACTTACCATAATAAATTAGTCGAATATACCTCTTTATTTAAGTTTGTATCTTGAAGCATATAATTAAATTACGTTGCTATTTCTGATTTTATATATTTACTTTTATTTCCACATTTACACAATACTACGAATTAACAAGTTTTCCATAGAGAATGAGGCAAATCATATCTTAAAATATAATCTGCCTCATTCTTTACTATTAATTATTTCAAGCTATCCATATATTCTTTTTGTGCAGTACTTTTAGATTTTCTTTCAAACTCTTTCACAACATCTACATTGCAATTATTGTTATCACAGATTATATTAGTAACAATATCATTTCCTTCATAATCAGTGTCTAACACTAACTCTTTTCCACATTCTGTACATACTCTTGGATAATCACTCATCAAAAACTTCTCCTCACTTATATCACATTATTTAATATTAAATATCACTGTATACATAATACCTTTTATACATATATAATTCAAATATAATTTATAATATTATATGACTTATTATATTAATATATTTTTCTATACATTACCTGTATAATCCTCATCTAAAAACATAGCTGCTTCTTTAGTTCTACGCCTGTAAAGGCCTTCTATTCTCTTTCCTCCACCATTACTCCAAGCTTGAAAATTAGCTATAATTGTGTCTTTGTCTCTTATTCCTGAAACAATATTTTTGTACAAAGTAGAACCTAATAGACCTGCTATTCCACAATTATATGCAAAGCTTACTAATGCATCAAATTCATGTTGTTTTAAATTTACACTCTTATACTCTAAATCTTTTTTTATTACAGGAGCATATTTTCTATTTATCCAATCTTTTAATAACTCAGTTGCCTTTTCTTCTGTAATAGTAGCTGATAAATCTTCTATTTCCTTTCCTGTAAGTCCATAACCTTGTGTTAAAACTCCAACGCAATCATAATACTTATTAGGATAAAAACCCTCCCACGACTTTATAAAGTCTATTCCTTTAGAACTTACTAAACTATCTTCTATCCATGCACCAGTACAATCAAATTTATAAGATTTTCCTTCTATAGTAACAGTACAGTTACTATACATTTCTCCTTTAAAGCCATTGCTTATAGGATTTAGATAATACCATTTATCATTATCTTTTAACCACCCTGTTTTCATAGCTCCACTTTCATCTAGGTAATACCACCTACCATCTTTATCCTCAATCCAACCAGTAGCCATAGTTCCATTATCCTTTAAGTAATACCACTTTCCATTATCTTCATACCAGCCTTTAGTAATAGTTCCGTCTTGATTTTCTACACACCATTTCCAATTAGACATTACACATTCCTCCTTATTTATATAACAAAAAAGGTAGCTTAAAACGCTACCTAAATTACTCTTTAATTTCTTTTCTATCTTTACTAAAATAAAAAGCTATAACCATTGTATAGATTGTAATAAACTCTGTTGTAATTGTATTTCTGATAGCTAGTACAGCAAAAACCATAGTCATAATTACTGCTATAAGCCACCTTGCACTTGTTATTTTATTTAATAATCTGTCCATATAGATCACTCCTATTTTTCAATTTTTAGCTTGATTTCTTTGACATCTTCTTTTATATCCTCAACAACATTAAAGTTATCGGCCATCTTATCTAGTAATTCTTGATATTTTGTTTCTCTATCTCCTGTAGTTTTAAGTACATATAAAAGTAAGAAAATAAATAGTCCATATCCAAGACCTTGTTGTAATCCTACTTTAACTAATTCATCCATAAGACCTCCTCCACTGATTTAAGGCAATAAAAAAACACCTTACCGGTGCTGATCTATTACCTTAATATTATTTATCCTATATTCCTATTGCGAACTAAACTGTTTCTACTGGTCTTTGTTCTGTATATTCAATCTTAGTTATCTCTGTATATTGCTCTGTTGTTATTTTCTTATAACTTACAAAGTCCCAGACATCAGCATTGTTGTAACATCCCCAACAAAAATATCTTTTTACTTTTTCAAACCAATTCATACTATTTACCTCCTAAAGCTATTTGTTTTGTTAAATCTGCTAAGTCTTTTTGTAGTTGCTCTATAGCTAAATCCTTCTTAGCCATTTCTTTTGTATTTTGTGCAAGTTCTTCTTGTAGTAATTCCATTTGTGATTTAGGCATATCCTCTAATACCGGTTGTCCTGTTTTAATATCTACACCTTTAAGGACTTTATCCCTTGGAATATCTGTTATAATTGATTTTACTTCTCCGACTGGCTCATCTATACATCCACCTTTAAAAAATATTTGTTGTCCTGTTTCATCATAAATTATTAAAGTTTTCATTTTTATTCCTCCTTATTTAAATGCTATATAAGTTAAATTTCTATTTGGTCTTGTTGGAAACGTAAAAACCCCATTCAAATATTTAGGTTGATACAAATTACCATAACCTCCTGTTGAATTACCAGTTGCAGTTGAAAAAAAGCAAATATTATTTATAACAGTTGAACAAGTTGCCTTGTCGTAATCATCTCCATCTACTGCTCGTCCATAAGCTATAAAAATCGAAGGATTAAATCCTAGTTGTACATTAGCATAATATTCTTCATTTTCATATCCTACGCCAAAACCTCCCCATACAACATTAAATTTAGTTTTATTTTCTAAACTTAAACCTCTTGTATTTCCAATTACAAATTCTTTTCCCCCCATTCCTTGTATACTTATATTTGCGATTTTAGCAACTAAACTAGCTAAAGCTTCATTTCCACTTGCACTTACACCTTTACTATTAAGATTACTAGCTGCTGTATTCTTATCTGTTTGTATTCTATTTGCTATCTCTGCATGTGTATTATTTCCTGTTACATTTCCTACTTTGCCAGCAATAGCATTTTTGCCATCACTGGCTGATTGAAAAGCCGAATTTGCTCTATCCATAGCTAATTTTACTGCTTTAGCTGTAGCTGCTTGAGTAATACTTGTACTATTAGTAGTATTATTAAGTTGTACAATTCCCTTTTGAGCTGTAGTAGCATCTGCAATTTTTATATTATCTACTTTGTTCGCAATATCTTTCAACTGTGCTGTTATATCTGTTCTTAATTGCTCTACTTCACCTTTTTTAGCGAAAATAATTGTTGGATCTATTTTAAGTTCTACTGTATCTGTATTTACTACACATAAAATTAAATCTAGTAAGAGCTCTTTTGTACTTCCATCTGCTATTACTGGCTTATAAGTTTCAGCACATTTACAAATTCCTATAAGATTATTTTCATCATCAAAAGCACCATATTCTCTTATAGTGAATCCTCCAATTGTACTTGGAATCATAACTTCTATATGAATCCAGTTTGGATTTTTTTCATCAACTGTAACATGATTTATATTTCCTTCCCAAACAACATTTTTTAAATCTGTTTGGCCTTCTGTTGGCTCGTAGTAACTACCGCCTCCATCTCCTACTTTCATTTTTGAAAAGTTTACTTTAGTGCCTAATCCTATAGAATTAGCAACTTTAGCTTTTCCTATATTAGTTAATATGCTATAAAATTTTTCTGCCACTATAATCCCTCCTCTACTGGATATGTTTTAATCTTTTCGAAACTTTTAGGTTGCATTAATGGGATTTTAACATCTGCTTTATAAGCTAGATTATTAGGAGTCCATGGAAATACCCTTACTGTTTCTCCTTGTAAACCAACTATAACAACTCTAAAATCTGTTTCTGTAATTGCTCTTAAAATATAATTAACACCCAAGTGTGATGGTTTTACTTCTCTTATAGAATCATATAAAGTATCAAAGCCACTTGGAAATCCACTATGACTTAATAAATTTATTTCAAAATAATATTTATCGTTATGTTCTATAACTTCTACATCTTCCACAAAACTCTTACATATATTCTTAATTGCTTCTATTGTAGTTGTTCCTTGACCTTTTAATTTTGCTAAAATCCTACTTCTTCTAATAGCATAACTATAATTTATATTATTCTGTATGCCCAGTTCCTTTTCCCATGTATCTAGTCCCCAAGTTGCAGTTTCAATAAAACATTGATTAATTAAATCCTGTGTATTTGCATTAGTTGAATCTACTTGCTTTTGCTGTTCTTCATAGACTTTAGATAATAAGTTCCTTGGAAAAGGTGATACATAATCTTTAAGTTTCATTACATACCACCTCGCTTAAAACAGCTATTTGATTGTCATTTACAGTTATATTATTTGTAGAATTATTAATAATTAAATTATTATAATCCTCAACGCCATCTGAGCTAAGTATTAAAGCTCCTATCTTAGCAATACTTATATAACTAACTGATAAGGCAACTTTCTTCAAATACTCTTCTATAGAGTTCCTTATATTTTCTTTAATTTTCTCTAATGTAATTTCTTTAGAATTATAAATTAAACTTACAGATATATTTAAAAGTAATTCTTCTACAGAAACCACAGTTACAGTTGCTCCTATAGGTCTATTTTCTTCAATATGCTTTGCTACCTTATCTATCAGCTCTTTACTGGCAGCTCTTTTATTACTATTTGAAATAACACATTTTACAGTACCATTACCATTCCATAAAGGATATACTTTTGCACTTCCACAGCCCTCTGCTTCTAAACACCATTGTTTATAGTGGTAGTCGTTTCCGCTGGTGGCTGGAGTTTGTACCTTTAGTAAATATCTATTATATAAATCTTCATCACTCTCAATGTCATAACCATTATTTATTTTTTCTTCATTAGTAATAGAGAAAATTCCTTCATATTTTACTGGTAAACAACATATTTCCCCTACATCAGTATTATATTTACTGCCTTCCTTTTCTGCTATTATTCCTACATATCCAATACCACTATCATCAAGAATAACTTCTTCTTGTGTTATATAAGTTATTCCTAATGATGTTGCTACTAAAGTTTTTTGCGGTAATTTAGCTTTTTTCTTTCCAACAACTTTTATAGTTCCAGTAGCCGTTGTAGCTTCTTTTCTCTTAATACCCTGTTCCAAACATCTTCTTTCTAAATATAGTGAGTATTTATTTTCTAATGCACTAGAAGCAAATACCATCTTAGTTGCTTCATCTAACATCATTGATTGATAAGAAAGTTCATAGCAACAAGGCATGAGTGAGTTGTATACTAAACTTTTTTTAGATATATCTACATCTTTTAAAGTACTAGTCATTTCCTTATAGTAATCTTCTGCACTTTTAAAAAACATTAGTTATCACCAGCTTTCTTTCCATTCATACGAGCCGTATATACTGTTAATTGTAAATTCTACAGTAACTTTATTACCTTCCTGTGAAGTTTTTATATCTTCTATAGATTTTACATATTCATCTATAAGTGCTTCTTCTAACATAGACTTTATGTTTCTATTTATATAATCTAAATCTTTTCCTATTAGACTTTTTAAGTTATTACCTACATCAAGATAAATTAAATATCTATTTCTTTGTATTTTTAATGCTAAGAAGCATCTTACTTTTACAGCTTCAAGTCCTTCAACTATAGTAAACTTACCTTTATCATCTATTAAGATTTCTTCTTTTTCAAAATCAATCGCATATTCCTTTAAAAGTGGAATTGTATTATCTTCAGTATTTAAATTTCTACTTCTTCTAATACTATAATCTCCAGGGAAAATACTCATACTTCACCTACTTTCTAAACTATCTTAAACATAACTAAATATTTATTTTTAGTTATCTCTCTCAAGGCAACTAAATCATTCTCTTTTAAACTACTTTCAAATAAAATAGAACCATTAGAGATAGTTTCTGTTTTATCTCCAATAGTTCCAGTTAAACTTTTAAATTCTCTTGTATGTTCTAATAATTCCTCATTTATATATAAATTTTCTCGAAAAAGTGGTAATTTATTATTCATAATTTGCAATGGATTAATGGAAATTATTCTTCCTATATTTACTTGTGGAATTTCTATATAATTATCAGATGTATTTTCTATCCTTCTAAGCCACTTTTCTTCCCATCTCATGCTCAACACCTCTAATCATTTACTACATATTTCCCATCTAGCATATTACATCTTGCATTATCTCTTCTAGGATATCCGAATCTTTTAATTTTAGCTTTAGCTCCCTCTGTATCTCCATTTGCTAATAAATCTAATATACTCCACTTTTGATTACCCCACTGATAGCAAATGTCTACCATGCAATCAAAACAGTACTGATTAAGTTTAATTCCATTATTATCACAACGCTTTTTGACCTCATCTGCCCAATTATTTAGTTCTTCTTTTAACCATTCTGTAGCTTGTGATTCTGTACATGAAGTTACACCTTGTGCTTTTAATCTTTGTCCTACATCCCCACTAGCATCTGTACCATAGCCAATAGCTCCTGTAGAAGATGAATTATCCCATGAACTAACAAATCCCTCTAATTCTTTAGCAAGTTCTACATATTTAGATGAATATCCATTACCAGTAGTTTCTCCACTTACACCATTATTCCAAGCGCTATCAGGTACAACTCTTATAACTTTAGCTATCTTATTTTTATTTAAATCAGATATTTTAATAACATCACCACTTTGTGGAGAATGTATTACTTTACCATTTCCTATATATGCTTGAACATGTCCTGCATGAGGGAATACAATATCACATTCTTTTAAACTATCTGGGAAATCTTTAGTAACATCTTTTCCTTCATTCATCATTGCATATGTTTGAGATGTTAATGTATGAGAATTAGATGTTATTTCCAACTCACTTGAGAATTGATTATATACATAAGCAATATAGCCACTACAATCCATGCCACCATAAGATGGTGCTTTTCCAGCCCATTTATAAGGTAGACCAAGGTGTCTTTTTAACTCTTCTAAAATCCTGTTTACTAAATCACTTCCTGTACCATCTTTTGAATTTGTTTCTTCATCTTGTTTTTCTTCAATGTCTTTAAATTCTACAGGATCATGATGTTTTGATGGAGATAATGTTAACTTACTTATAAATGTTCCATCTTTATTCCAAATCCATTCAGAACTTAATATATACATAAATACATCATAGTATTTAGTGCTAGGTATTTTTACCATAACAACGTGAGCTACTCTATAATCTATATCTCCTAAGCAAATTACTTCAAGTTCTTCATTGGGAATAGATTTCTTTTGCAATAATTGTTTGGCTTCATTCTTTGCTTTAGATATATCTCCATTTTCATCCATAGTCATGCTTTCTTGTATATTGCCAAATCTGTTTAAGTCTGTATCTTCTAATGTTATAGTATTTACGACCTCGTCATGTTCATCTACTCCATATTTTGCTTTGCTACCATCTGCATTGTAAATTGCTACACTAGTAATCATATTTTCCATAGATTCATTGATTTCATAATCTATTAAATTACCATCAGCACTGTTCTTTGAACTTGGCATTTTTATAGTCAAATTACTATAATATTTATCAGCTTCCGTTATAGTACATACACCATATTCATCTTGATGCATATAATAATAAACCCCTGTTTGTTTAGTTATCTCATTATAAATTGCCTGTAGTACTTTATGTGCAGGTTTATCTATTACCAAATGACTATTCAATAGAATATCTCCATTAGTACCTAATTCAGTATCTATATTGTTTGGTGCTTCTATTTCTCCATAAACATCTAATAATGCTTGTAGTATCGGTATATTAGAAAAATTTTTAGTTATGTTACTTTTACATATCCACCAACAAAAATCGTAGCAAGTTACTTTTAAAGATTCCTCTTTGCCTTTTTTCTCTGTGTCTATAACTTTTCCATAGAATAATTGTTTATCTTTATAATGTAAAGTTACCGTATCTCCTAGCTCTACATTAACAGCTACTAAGCTAGAAGATAATGTTGTATGTGGCATTGTAAAACTTAATTCTGCTGCTATTTGTGTAAAACTATTGGCTAATTTAACTTCTGTGCAATAATTTTGTAATTGAACCACGTTTGTTGAATTGTCATATTTTGTTATTCTTAAAACTAAATCTTTCAAATTTACACCTCTTTTATATTTTTAATTGTTGTCCCAATGTAATATCTAAAGGATTCTTAAGACCATTAATTCTTAATAAATAATCCCATTTAGAACTGTCTCCATATAACTTAGCCGCAATGTTTATTAACGTGTCTCCTTCTCCTACATAATAATAAGGACTACCATAGCTATTAGCTATATATTCGCTATTAACAATACTTTGTTGATACACTTTTAATTCCTTATATTCCCTAAAATCTAAAGTATAATAAACATTCTTATTTCCATTCTTTTCTCCATGTGTAAACCCAACTATTTTACAATTATATTTATTTATTGTTTTAGCATCACTATAATATTCAAACTCTAGTATCTGCTGTTCCTTCATCCACCGACTAAATGTTTTTACATAATATTCTGTTTCATATTTAGTTTTAGAGAGTATAAAATCATAGTTATTATTTATATCTGGGAAAAAACTTTCACAACTCCAAGTATCTAGCTTTGCTGTTGATCCAATTTCTATTTCTCCAAAACCAAGTAAATCTTGTGAACTTGTAGACATACTCTCTTTAAAAGTAATTAAAGGAGTTATAGGCAATTGAATGCCTATATCTTCATTTAGACTCTTTATCCAAACTGCTCTTCTACCATCCATACCTATCCCTCCTTAATAATCTAAATTATTTCTTGTATTAGTATACTTATCTAATATTTTAAATGCTGCATCCATAAGTTCATTCACATCTGCTGTTTCTCTTATAGTATCTACATTTAAGCTAACATCAAATTTATTTTGAACTGTATTTTTAGTATTATTTTTAGTAACACTTCCATTAGAAATCATGCTTGGTATAGTGTCCCATTTACTTCCTTTATCATCATTAAAATTGTTATAAACATTATTTATCTGATTGTCTGATTCTTGCCAATCTGTTATGATTTTATTGCTTCTAGCATCAAATTCTTGTTTAGCATTTTCTTTTCCTAAAAGTTTTGCGCCACCATATTGCAACGCATTCCAAGAACTTTTAAATATTGCTTTTGTGGTATCTGCTACATCTGTTTTTTCACCATCTTTAGCACCATAATTCCACCCATCATTTACAAGATTATGAAGTTTACCATTTTTACTAAAGAAGCTATTTGCTGTTGCTGCAAATAATCCGACTCCTAATGCTGCTTTTCCAAGCATTAGAGATGATGATTTGGCTGTATTCCCTAGTAATCCTAGAGTAGAACTAACTTTTGTTATAGGACTTATAATAGCACTTGATACCTTAAGTAAAGCTATCCCGCCACCAAGCTTTGCAATAATTCCTGGAAGCTCTGGGTGTTCTGTAATATAGTCTAATCCACCAACTAAACTATTTCCTAATTTGCCTAAACCATCAGCAATTTTATCAAAAGATTCGCTCTTAGAAAAATTATTTACACTAGCTATCATAGTTTCCATACCTTTAGAGAATTTATCAAATAAACTACCATCTTTAATAGTTCCATTATCTGCAATTCCTGCTAATTCTGCTAAAGACTTTTTAATATTTCCTTTAAGAGCCGACTTTCTTCCATCTGCTGTTTTAGCAAATTTATCTGTCATTCCTGAAATACCTTTATCATCCATATAGGACTTTAAAACATTCATTAATTTTTCTTTGTCTGTTACTTGACCTTTTTTATTAGTAAACTTTCCTAGACCTTTTGCATCAGCATATTCTTCTAAAGCTGCTCTTTTAGTTCCTGTAATAGTTTGTAATCTCATCCATTCACCGTTTTGAGCATCACTCAATGCATCTATTGCAGAATTTAAATCACCAACTTTTTGAATTTTTGCATAACTTCCTAAATCTTCATACATCTTGAAAGTGTTTGAATCATCTTTAAGACCTAAGGATTTTGCTCGGGCTAAGCCAGAAGCAACTTCCCCTTCTTCAAAAGGAGTATCATTAGCTTCTTTGGTTGCCCATTTATATTTTTCTTTTCCTTGTTGTTCTCCATAAACTGCATTTAAAAAGACACTAGCATTTTGAAATTCACTAGCATCTTTAACAGATGTATTTACCAAACCTACAGCACCTTTAAAACTTAAATATCCTGCTGTTAATTTACTTAATGTTCCTAAAGTAGAATTAGAGAAGTTATTTACACTATTTGTTATTCCTTTAAAGGCATTATTACCATCGTTTTTTATTTTATTAAATGAATTTCCCCAGTTGCTACTTGTTTTATCACTTGTATTTTTTGAATTACTTTCAACTTCACTCCAAGCTTTTTTCATAGCCTCACTTTGTGTTAATCCAGCACGCTTGTACTCTGCTGCTAATCCCATAACATGAGTTTTCATATTTCCAGTAACTGTAGCACTTTGCAACTCTGCCTTACTTATTGATCCAGTAATACTATTAACGCTATTTTTAGCATTATCAGCTTGACCAGTAAATGAGCTAAAGGCTTTAGAAAATCCATCTTTTATAGTTAATTCACTTCCAAATAATCCTATAATGCTCACCTACTTTCTTTTTAAAAATGGATTTAATGCAACTTTTTCTTCAATATCTTCTTCGTGTGTCTGCTGCATAGCTGCTATATAAAACATTTTTTCATAATAACCAAGATTAAGAAGCTTATTAATATCATGCCCTCTATTCAAATAATATGAAATCATTCTAACTTCATCATCTTGGCCTATTAGTTTTTTATTTCTTTAATAAGACCTTTTTCTCTATACATTCCACTTAGTTTTCCAATTTCCTCAGAAATATTATCTATTTCAGCTCTTGTAAATAATTTTCTTACTATTCCTTTTGGATTTGTTTTGCAACCAAATCCCTCTTGTAATTCCTTATCCTTTAAATTAGGTTCAATTACAGCATCATAAAGTACATTTTTATTTAATTCATAATCTGTTTTACTAGTTTCTCCTATTCTATCAAATGTTTCATCATCAATGTTTTTAATTGTTATTTTCCCATCTCCTATAGATTTAAGAGACTTTATTTCTAAAACTTTAGTTTTTTCAGCATTCTTTTCATCTAATATTCCCTTGTTTTCTAATAAATCTTTAATGTTCAATTCAATACACTCCTTTTATTCAAATGTTACTTTATTAGGATTATAAGAAAAGTCATAGTTGCTTTCTAACAATTTTGTTATATCAGCATCTATGACTTTAAATTTAGTTATTTTGCAATCTTCTATCATTACTCTTTCCACAGAACTTTGATTTGGATCATTTAATTCTGATATTAAATCAAATACAAAGGCTTTTCCTTCCTTAATACTCTCATTTATTTTCTTAAGTAATCCATTATATGTTTTGTGAAATCCTAAAGATCCAGTACCATTAGCACCTCTTACAACTTCTTCATTTCCTAATTGTCCTGCAATTGGAACTTTGTCTGTTTCCAATGCAGATTCAGCACTTGCTGTTCTAACTTCTGCATATTGATCTCCATCAATCCAAAGAGAATAAAAACGACCATTAATTATTTTGTCAGCTGTAAAATTCTCCATTTAATCACTCCTTAATATCTTAATAATTTAAATCAAGTTCTAAATTCTCAGCAGTATCAACTACTCTAACGGAACCAGCTGTAAATACATTTTCTCCTGAATCTGATTTTAAAATTTCTTCATCATTCATTTCTGAACAATCCCAACCTCTTTCATCTTCCAAATAATTTTTTTGAGCTTCAACATCAAGCCATATTTCTGATTTTTCGCCATCATTTAAAGCACCTTGTTTTTTCATACCTCTTAGATACGTATTTACAGCTGATACAAATAATCTTTTATTACTTAAAGTGTTACTTACTTTTCCTTGATAATACTTTTTAAATGTAACTTTTATATCATCTCTTATTGTATCTAATATATCTACAATTCTAATTTTCTTTAACGCTTCTTTTTCATTAGGCGCTATAGTAATTTTAGAATTAACAGCCTTAGATATTACTACACTTTCAAGGTCATTGTCATAAAACATAAATAGCTTACCTTCATCAACTAATGTATCTAAATCTTCACCAACTACATCAACCGATTTTACACCTTCTACAATCATGTTAGTTAAAGAACTATTGAATCCACAATTAGCAGCTAAACAGGCAATATCTACTGTAAATTGTTGCCCTGTATATTTAGTTTTATCTGTCATAACTATTTCCTTATTTACAAAGTTAATAATTCCTTCGTAATCTGCTTCATGATTATGAAGTACTGCTTTTACTAATATATTGTTATTTTTTCTTTGATCTTTAATAAATTGTGATACTTTTTTCTTTTCTTCATCTGTTGTAACAGTAGGGCAAGCAAGGTAATTAAATTTAACATCATTTAATATTGTTAATGCTTTATCTATAGTCTCGGGTGTTTGTGCTTTTGAATTATAACAAACTACCTTTAGGTTTTTTACTGCTCTATCTGCAAAACAACGTCTTATTACTGCTTTATTTTCTTCTGAGTACTCCTCTTTTACATTTCTAAATCTTGTATAAGTGTGTAATCCTACCACTTTCGGATCATCTAATGTTAAACAAACAATACCTCTTTTACTTCTACTGGAACCACTTTCAGCAAGTGCTTTTAGTGTTATAACAACTTTTTGCATTCCCATTTATTACATCACCTCTTTGTGTATTAATTTTTCCATAAGCTTAGTAGCTTTATCTTCCTCTGGAATATTTCTTTCAGATTTATCATCTAAGTAATTTAAAGTTAATGTTAAAGTGATAAATCCATCATTACTACTAAACCTCTTTTTCCCTAATACTATTTTTCTTTTACCTACTGGCAAATACATATTAAAAACTTCTTTTAATTTATGTTGTATACTAAACATTTTTTCTTGTTTAAGTACTGGCTCTACATAATCTATTGTTATATTTACAAGATTTTCATTCCATCTTAAATAAGAATCTTCAGTAAGTGGTGTTACAGATACAAAGAATGTTGGTTCTTTTATTTCTTTTTTATTTTCATCAATTTTTACTTCATATTTAAACTCTTTTTTTAAAACTTCTGCTGTACTATATAATAATTCTTCATATCCAATCATCCTATCACCTCTTTCTTGATTCTCTCTTCAACACTCTTTTCAAGTTCTTCTTGATAGATATCTATACTGTCTCTTATCATATGCCTACCTGGAACTAATTTACCTTTACTTGTTACATAGCCATCTTCTATTTTTTTAGCATAATTAAGCTTACTTCCTGAATCAGCCACTAATCTTTCAGTATCAGAACCGACTTCGCCCTTATAATTATCTCCTGTTTTTTTAACTCCTGTATGTGTCATAGAGCGCTTTAGATGTCCATCTTTTACTGGCGTTCTAGCTTGCATTTCTGCAACACACATTGTTTGTTTTTCTTCCATTTCTTCTCTTATAATGCTGTCAGTTTTTTTAATTATGTTTTCAGCTTCTTTTATAATATCTTCAAAGCTCTGCATTATTCTCAACCTCAGTTTCAATAATTTTTATATCTTCCTTAGATTCCAGTATCATAAGTTCTAAATAATCATCCCATTCAATTATTTTTTGTATAGAATAAAACTTATTTCTATAACCAATAACAGCACTTTCAGTTATTTCAGAATAAATATCAGAAAAAACTCTTTTAGTACACTCAATGTCATATCCATAATCTTTTTTACATTTCTCAGCAGAATAAGGCTGAACATCCACTAAGTAAGGCTCATTGCTTGCTTTTATATAGCCATCTCTTGTTATTCTGTGTTCATCTTCATAAGGACTATAGGTATAAATATTTATCTCTTTATCATAGTACATAATCACCACACCTTAAAATTAATTGGATTAGGCAATAAAGCCTTAATATCTTCTGTTATCACCCAAGCTTCAATATTATCCATAAAAGTAGTACTTCTATCACCTTGACTTTGTGATATAACTCCAACGCTTTCTTTAGTCTTTTCAATTTTTTTAGAATTTTTAATAAGCTGCTCTACTGCAAATGAATAGTTAGCTAAAATATATTCGCTAGTCCACTTAGTATTATTAAATACTTTAAGATATTTTTTTATAATAAAAATCGCTTTTTCCTGGTCTTTATCCCAATCTTTTTCCATAGGCATATCACCTACTTTCTAAAATTACTTATTATAAAATTAATCAATTCATCTTTTCCTAATTTACTATATCCTTCTAAATTATTATCTTTGCAAATATTCTTTAACTGATCCATTGTCATATTCATTAATTCTTCTTGATTGAAATTTTCCACATCATTATTTTCTGTTTTTTCTTCAACTATCTTAAAGCCTAAAGAAACAAGCTTTTCAGCCTGTTCTTCAGTACTTACAATCTTTTGAACATTCATATTTTCAAGCTTTATCATTCAATCACTCCTATGCCTTAGCCTGTTTAATGCTTACATGTGATGCTTTGATTTTTTCATCTGTAATCCATAAATCATGATACTTTCTATAAGCAATCTTCCATGCATCAGCATCTTGATTTGATTCTGGATCAATGATTTTAGGTTTATCAGTTTTTGAAATTGCTATTGGAGCTATTCTTGGAGTAATAATCCAGTTAATATCTTTAGCATCATCAGCTGCCTTGAATCCTCCCACTTCTTGACCAGAAGTCTTACCATCATTGAAGATATATTTAGTTTTCATTCTTGCAGATGGAACTGGTAATAATGGAACTCCATCAATTGAACTTACTTCAGTAACAATATCTCCACTTGTAAATTGAACCTTTTCAAGTCTAGTTCCTTGTTCTAATAAACTTAATACAAGTCTAGAGATACAGCACACTAAATTTACATCCCCTGTAACATCTTTTATTGTATCTATTTCAGTTTTTAAAGTATTCATAATTGTTGTAGCGCTTGCAGTATAGCCATAAGTTGCTTTATCTTTAGCCATTATCTGTTGTGCCAAAGAACTATATCTGTAAGCATCAATTTCTGGAATAACATTTTCACTTTGGAATGTACTCATTACAGCTCCTGCAGTTGATACAAAATTTGTTTCATCTACATCCATAGCATCAAGTAAAAAGCTTCTTGATCTATCTTGTGTCATGGTTTTAGTTTCATATCCAAAAGTAATAGCACCACCAGCATATCCATTTGCCCTATCATAATCTCCTAATCCATTAGTTGATAGTTTAGGAATCTTTATAGAATTTCCACCTTTATAAATTACTTGTCCTGCATTTGCTTCCATCCAATTTGATGTAGATCCTGCTAATATTTGTTTATCTAATGCCTTTTGAAAAATTTGTGCATATTGAATTGTATTTGTCATGATTTAATCATCCTCTCTTTTTGTGTTTATTTTTTAAAGACCAAAAGCCTTATATACATCCTGTTCAAGTTGTTTTGCCTTATTAGCTTCATTACTTGATGGAGTATGTTGATTATCTTTTAATCTCTTTTCAATTTCTGATTGTATAAAAGGTTTATTACCTTCAATATAAAGAGCTAAATTTGCCTTTGTAATTTCTTCATCTTCATTAACTAATAAATCAATTATTTTTGAATCAATTCCTTTATAAGATTCATCACTCTTTATTCTTGACTTTTGATCACTTAATTTTCTTTGCTTTTCTGACTCATTAAGTCTTTGTTCCATTTCTTCTAGCTTTAGTTGTTCTGGAGTTTTACTTGGATTTCTCTTTAGTAATTCAGCTTCAACCATTTTATTTAAATTATTAGCCTTCCAAGTTTCTAATGCTTTTGTAAAATGTGTGTCCTTAATAGAATCTAAATAAGATTTAAATTCTGTGTCATTTTCTTTTTCTTTAAATGCATCTAAAGTTAAGCCACTACTTAAAAGTGACTTTGCAAAATCACTTTGTGATAAGACTTCATCAACTGAACCCTCATCTTCAATATTTTCAGTAAGTTTTAATAAATCTTTCTTAAACATATTTCCTCCTCATCCCCTAGACCATCTGTAATGCCCTAGAACACGTTTTATTTTTGTAATATATAATTTATCTACTTGTACACGAAATACACCCACAAGCTTAAGAACATAAAAATAAGCCTTATTACTAAGACTTTAGATAATGAACTATAACAGTAATTATTACTGCTAATGTAGAACCTATAATTAAATTAATAATACTTTGCATTATTTTTCATTTTTCCCTAATACATTTCTTTCAATTCTATCTTCCTTACGCATATTTAACCAAAGTAAGGCTTCTTCTATATGTGTTAATGCACAGGCATTTTCTCTACAAGAATAAGGACCTCTTTGGAAGGCTTTTAATCTATCCCTTACCATTTCTAATAAATCTTCATCACAAGCACCATGTTGACTACCCTCTACATTTCTAGGACCTTTTTGAAATGTTATTACCTGTTCTTTAGGCACTTGTAATCCCTTATCAGACATTATTCCATATTCATGACTAGCTCCACCAGGACCTGCTTCATCACAGGCAAATACTCTATTTAATTTTTCTCTCTTTTGGATTGTACTTAATTCTTTCATCTTTCAATTCCTCCTTAAACTTTCTATTCTTGATTTTAACTGTTTATTAAGTCTTTCTACTAATTCATCCATAGATATTGATGAATCATTTTGTATTTTTATTTGATTTTTCACTTCTGTATGCATTCCTATAACTTTATCTTCTAAAGATTTATAAACCTCACAACTTTCTTTCTCTACTTTATATCTTTTGTAATCTACTACAATCCAAATACCAATAAGTATCATTGATATAAAGGCTATTGCTGAACTAAATATTGTAATCACCTCCTTAATTTTAGGTATAATAAAAGCACCTGTAATTAAACAAGTGCCGTTTCAAATTATTTTTCTAACAGTGGTCCTAAATATTCTATTCCACATCTATTACAATACCAGGAATAATATTTTCCATTTATTTTGTTATTACATTCAGGACAAATAATTTCGCCATTTCCTTTTCCATCAAAACTAACAATTTCAACATCAAATGGATTTTTATTATTTGGGGCTGGATATATAAATTTTCCATTCATTTTAATCACCTCTAAATAATATTATAACTGCTTTTTATAATAATTTACAATTTAAAAGCACCTACTCATTTTTCTAAGTAAGTGCTCTAGTTTGTTTGATAATAAATTTCATCATATATTTTTTGAAGCTTTTCTCCATCATCATTTAAATAATCTTCATTTACAAATCCTATTTCTAATTGTTTATCTTCTACAAACTCCATTATATCTAATTTAGTATCAACATCTAAATAAAAGTCAACCTTGTCATTTTTATAGCTAATATCTTTTATTTTATTTTTCAAATTATCCTCTAGTTTATCAGTCATATAATCATACAATGATTTACTTAGTATAATTTTATACATTTTTTAACCTCCTCACTAAATCACTATCTGTTGGATTACATTGAATTAAATTACCTGTATTAGGGTTTACCGTTATTGTTATTTTTTCTCCAATAAATTTATGACTATTTTTCTTAGGTTCTTCCTTTATTTTTAATGGATTTGTCAATGTTTTTAATATATCATCTGCTTCAATACCTTCCCTTGGCCTTTTCTTTTCAGGATCAAATGATGTTCCAAGTACTCTCTCTATAAAATGTTTGCTTTGTGACTTGATTTTAATCCCATTTACAGTTTTTAATCCTACTATTTCTTTATTAATTATCATTTTATATTTTTTATAATCATCAAAAGAACTAAATACTGAAATCATATTACTTAATCTTGATTTAGTATAATCTTTAAATAATTCCCATTCATTAGTATTATTATACTTCAACTTCTGGAACTTATCAAAAGATTTAGGCACTTCTTTTCCTAAAATTTCTTTATATTTTTCATATTGCTTTCTATCAGATGATTTATTTTTAATCATTTTTTCATTAGCAAGTCTTTTATGGTTATTTTCTATATAATTCTTATGCCATTCCTCATAGCTTTGCCAATTAATTTTTTCTTTAGTTTCATTATCAAGCCTCATTTTAGGTCGCCAATCAGCATTAGGTATGTTTGTATAACAACACCTACAAAATGGATGTTGAGGTATTTCTACAGGCTTTTTATCTAATTCAAAGGGCTTTCCATCATATTGAGCACAATTAGCGCATATATGACCATCTAAAGTAGCCATGTATAAGACATATTTTATATTGTGTTCTTGCTGCCAAACATTATTAATTCCTTCTTGAACTCTGCAAATGTTATCCTGTATTAATCTCTTAGTATTATATGCATTTGAATTATACTTTTTCTTTATTTTTGCTTCTATTTCATTTACACTAGTTTTTCCATTAAGGAAATCATCAATTTCTAATTGCAGGTCCTTTTGAAGGTCATTTTTGTTATTCCAAAGCCTGTCACTCCAAATTTCATTTTCAACTTTAGCATTAATTACATCCTTTAAAGTTGTATCATCTACAGGCTTAATATCCCAACTTACATTCATTCCTATATCATGTAGATAGTTGTTAATATTATATTTCTCTTTGCCAGTAGATTTTAAAATTTCATCAGTTAACTTAGTTTCATTTCCTAATTCTTCTTGAATTTTATCTCTAATTACTTTGCTTAACTTTTCTTTTAATTTCTTCTTTTCAGTAATACTAATAGATAATTTACTGTCTGCAATATTATAAGATAACATAGTCTTTGCTATTTCTTTAAAAATATCTTCTCTATTGCTTAATTGTGCCTTATATACTTCTTTTAATTGTTCATCAGCTTTATTATATAGCTCTTCAGTAAATTCTAATTGCTTATCGATATAAAGTTGTTGTTCTTTAGTAAGTTTCTTACTCATTTGCACCAACTACCTTATCAAGATCTAATTCATTTTTTAAATCTTCTTGTCGTTCTTTTTTAACTTTTTCACCTTCAGTAACTGGATTACTAATACGAGGCAGCCATGATCTTAAAGTTTCATTTGAAACAAGTCCTTGCGGAAGTTGAGAAATTATTTGAGCTATAGTTGCTTCATCAACTGGAACCTTAGGAGTATATTCTATATGAATTAATTTAGAATCATAATTATCACCTTTAATGGTCCATAAATATTTAAATAAACATCTTAGCCTAGTTCTTATAATATTTGTCATAGCCTTTTCATTCATAGAACATTTAGCCTCTAGATTTTGGAGTCTACTTCTAAGGGCCATCCCGCTAAGATTGCTAACCATTTTCTCATTAGAGTCTATATGAGAAGTTAATGTGTATATTAAATCTTTAACATCATCCCTGGTATTTTTTATAAAAGTATCATTAATATTTTTAATCAACCATTCTGCATCTTCAATTTTCTTATCTCCAAAAAATAATACAGAATTTCCTCTAATAACAGGCTGCTTTTGCTTAGGATTGCCATCATCATCTAAAACAACATTTCCATCCTTGTCTGTTTCATTTTCCGTTTCAATTCCATATAGTTTCAATATTGCATTTCTAAAATCACTTATTTCTGACACCATATCACTTAAATTAGTTTCAAAAGCATCTTGTAAAGTCTTTATAGTCCTATAGATAGTCTTATCACCCTCTATATATCCATTCTTTTCAGTGTAGGTTTTTCCACCAACCTTGCCAATTCCAACTGGTACTATTCCGAATGGATGTGATTTAGGATTTTCAACCTCTACAAAATTAGAATCAAAATAATATATCATTTCATCAGTATAAACATCTATATATTCCTCATCATTAAACTGATTTGAGTGTATATGTAAGAAATATTTTAATTTATCACCTTTGAAATATGTGTAACCATCTAATGGAGTGATTATTTTGTTTTTAAATTCTAAATTTTCATCTAAATAAGAAAGTTCATAACCTAAACCATACTTTATTAATTCTATTGCCAAATTCAAATCATGATCGGCCACATTATTTTTAAGATAATAATTTATATCTTTAGGTACTTGAGGATTATTATCTTTATAAGTATAAGTAATATTATTGCCAAAACTATATTGTGCTTCTTCATCTACTAATTTTTGTACGAAATTAGTAAATACTTTAAGATTACTTCTACCTTTCATAGGCTTAAATTTACTAAGACTATCGGTATTTCCGTAATAGTAAGCATTTATTTTATCATAGTAATCATAATTGCTTTTATAATCTAGATAGCTCCTTTTAATTATTTCTAATTCTTTATCATCCATAATCACAAACCTCCTTATCCATAAATTTGATCAATAGAACCAATTCTTAATTTTTTTCTTACTTTAATAGTTTTTATTTTATTTTCTAACTCTGCTAAATTATCAGGTGCATCATCATGAACTGAATATAATTGACCTTGAAACTCTTCTATTTCTTCTATAGCAACTTTACTATCTTCACAATCAGATACAATAATAATTTGACCGTTATTAACAGCATCAACTATTGTACTAATCTTTTCATCCTTATTTTTCTTTTGCATTTCATTAATCCACTCATATTTTTTACCTTTGAGTATTTCACTTGCAGCAATTAGTTCTTTAATCTTAATTACATCAGCACCTTGATAAGTGTTTTTTTCAACATTGATATGAGTAACATCTAAATTTCTTTCAAGTACCTCAACAACTTTTTCGCAATATTGATTAAATGTCATTTTCCTATGTACTATATCTCTAATATAGGTAAAGTCATTAGTTGCTTTACTTCCAGCCATAATATTTGTGCTATCTGATTTCTTATTAGTAGTACTTGCTGGATCCACACTAAGCATAGTTTTAGTAAAATCATGCTGCTCAATTTCTTCCTTAGTTTGAGTTCTAACACTCTTAAACCACTTTTCTCCTATAGAACTTGCATCATTTTGATATTCAGAAAAAAAACTTTCTCTATCTTCCCAATATTTAGTTGCTAATTCAAAACAACTCCATTTTTCAGACCATAAAACAGGAAACTCCATGTCTTTTTTATGATCCTCATAAAATGTTTTTGCTTTTTCTTGCCTTTCATCTTTATCTATTATTTTTTCATCATAGTAAATGTCATGGCATTCTTTCCACAAATCAGAATCAAATATATCATCTACACTTTCATCACCTTCTAAAGGTATTGCACGTCTTAAAATAAGATGATATGTGGTGTTCCTTGATAATTTAGAAGCTAAGCAGTCTATATGCATCACAGTACCTATAAAAATTATTTTGGTAGCTGATTTAATCTTTTTACCATCTCTGTAAACAGCTTTATCTCCTACTTCTTCTACTTCTGTCATCCATTTATTATATTGTTTATTTCGGGAATCCTCTGTAAGTATGTTTTTCTTATCTTGAAAGTCATCTCCAATTACAACGGTTGGTCTTACTCCGTTCCAATTTGCACCTCTGACAGATGTTCCTGAACCTACTACTCTTATATAAGTGCCATTAGTAAACTCAACTTCATTTGCGTTTATTTTATATCTTTCACCTGTAGTAGGATTAATAGCCTTTGGATTTATTAATTTTCCAAATACTTTTCTTATTTTTTTATTTTCATTAAATTGTTTTTTTATTGAACTCAAAAATTGAGTAGAATCATCATCTGTTTTAGCTCCTAGCAATGTAAATTTACTTTTCTTATAGCAATGTAAATAAACTCCTGCTGTCATATCAAATATTGTAGTTTTAGCTGTTCCACGTGGTTCTAACGCACAAGCTTTATCAAACTTATCTCTTATAAACATATCATTTGCTAAATCTAACATTTCATAGTGCACAGGCGCTAACTTTCTATTGAAATTATTATCTTTAACAACAAATGTATCACTCATAAAATATAAACTAAAAAATTCAATATCTATTTCACCTAATGCCCTTGCGAGTTCATCTAAATCACTATTATTAGCTTCCATAAGTGCTTTAGATATTTTACTATTATAATGCTTAGTGAGGTACTTATTTAACAGATATACCTCATATTTAAGCTCTGTATCAAATTTTAAGTTGTCAAAGTATATCATGTTATTCCTCCATTTAATTGTTTTTGAGCATAATAAAAGAACCCTATTTCTAGAGTTCTTAAATTAATTATTTATCATAATCAGCTTGATAAGCCACATGGTGATATTTTTTGTATAATTCAGCTAATTTATCTTCTGTTATTTCATCTTGTGTAAAATTTCCATGTTTTAAATATAGTTGAATTAATTCTATTGCTACATCTCTTCTATTCCTTTGAATTGGTGTAGGATCTACATTTACTTTGTCAGCCATTATTTTCACCTTCTTCTATATAACTAATTATACAAAAAAATATAAATTCCTTCTAATTGTTACAAATTAATATATAATAAATCAATAAAATTAGCATTTAAAACTTTATATCCTACTATTCTTATTTAATAAACTTTGTACTTTTCCAAATACTATTTTATTAATTATAATCTCATGTGTACCTTCTTTTTTAATATCACCATGAGTAACTATACCTTTATAAAAATCATTCTCTAATATGTTTTTAATAGATTGTCTGCTGAAGCTTTTATCTTTATTAGTAGTAAGATTATTCTCATCTAAATATTTTTTAACTTTACCCAAAGACTTTAATTCTAAATATTTATTAAATATAATCTTTACTACATCAACCTTTTTTTCATCTATAACAATACTATCATTATCCCATTTATAACCTATTGGAGCTATCCCACAAGCTTTACTCCCTGACTTAGCTTTTGTTCTTCTACCCTTAGCTAATTTAAGAGAAATACTCATTCTATCGTATTGGTCCAATAATTCCATCATTCCATTAATAAGAAAATCATTTGGATCATTAGCATAAATACTATATGTTGGCTGCTCTATACTAATTACATCAGCATTAGCTTTTTTAAGCTCTCTTCTTATTAATACTTTTACAGTATCAGAACGCCAAAGCCTTGAAGTATTTAAAACTACTACTTTATCTATTTCACTATTTAAAGATGATAATAAATCAGTAATTCCAGGTCTATCAATTGAATCTTCATTAGAATTTGTTTTAGCTCCACTTAGTCCAGCATCTTTGAATATGTCAACCAACTCTAAGTTATTTACTTTACAATAATCAATAATTGCTTTTTCTTGTGTTTCTAATCCATATCCTTTTTCTACTTGTGTAGATGTTGAAACTCTAATATAGCCTAATACCTTTTTCATATTTATCACCCTTCATATTAAAAAATACTAAGAAATTTTATAGCGCTTAGCGACAGCTTTAAAGCATTTCTAAATTTAGAATGTACCCCTAGCACTATAGTCAATCCTTATATATTATATTACTCTTATATATGAAAAGTGTCAAATATTATGAATGATATTTTACAAATATATCGCTTGTATTATGTAATAAAGCTATTTATATACTATTTATCTTATAGTAATTACTTAGCTTTATCTTTAGGCAGCTCAATAACATTATCCTTTTGCACTTGCTTTAACATATCAGTTATGCTTACTGGAGTCTTATCATTATCACCTGTAGATGATTGCTCTATCTTAGTCGTAGGCTTACCATAAACAGTTTCCCACAAGAATGTTAATGCATTAAGCTTAACGTTGTCTGATGGACTATTAAAGGCAATCTCTTCGATTTTATCAAGGTATGTGTCTGTTTTACCTATTATTTTGTTTTGAGCTGCATTTTTTATCTCTTGTCTGCATTTGTCCAGCTCAGCCTTAAATATCTTATCTTCCAACCAATTATAAATAGATTGTCTATTGCAAGGAACCATTTCAGCTATTTCAGTATACTTATAGCCTTTTATTAATAATTCAATGCACTTATAATGTTTCTCTGATAGCTGCATATAATCACCTCACTTTCTTCTATACACATTAGACAGTATTTTATTATATGTATAGTGTTATATGTATATTTCTGCTTATCTATTAGGTTTTTAGACAAGCTTTAAATATATTCTAGTATAATTAATCAATTTAATTAATAACCTCTTATATAAGCTAATAAGCATATTAAAAAGACACCTACATTAATTTATAGGTGTCTTAATTATAAGAGGGCATTTGATTTATCTTTAGTACCTGTAGAAAGTGTTTAATTAATTCTTTCTACAATACTATTATCTCATGTATTTAATACTAATTTATAAATAAATCTTAACCTTTTCCTAATATTATGTTAAGAATAATATATCTGATAGCTTATTTACTATTCCTCGCTTAAGATCACATACATATTCTTCTGTTAAATCAAGATCTAAAGCAATATCTATGTTTTTTATTTTATCAAAATATTTCTTTTGAATAATAAACCTTTCTCTTTCTGTAAGCATATCAAGAGCTATTTCAATTTCTTTAATTTGGTTTTCATAGTATATAATATTTTTTTCAATAACTTCAAAATCAAATGATCTATTTATAACCTCATTTTCAACATTTGAATTAAATTTATGTGTTGGAGAACTTCTTTCTTCATATCCGATTGCATTAACTCCGTCAAATTTATATTTCATTTTTTCTTTTTGTAAATTCCACATTGAAAGTTTTGATTGAAGTTTTCTATAATTTTTCAACATAGTTACTGTTTTCTTAAACCTATCTTCCATTTCTTACCTCCTGAATCTTTTGTATATCTATAAGTAAATCTTTCTTTTCTGATTTTAATTTATTAACTGTATTCCAATCTTTTCTTTTTACTGCTTTTTTAATCTGTAAATCTATTTCTTTTAATCTATCTTTCTTAATTTCTAATGCATCAAATTTCAATAAATTTACCTCCTTTTTATTCTGTAACAAAAACAAGGGTATTTTGTAACAAAACTAAAATGTACTTTGTTACAGCTACAACCATTGATATTACTAGCTTTAAGCTACTTTGTACCAATGTAACAAAAAAATAAAACTTATGTGCGTAACTCTATATAATATAGAGAATATATATTTTTCTTATATTATATATATTATATTTATATTATTGTTACAAATTATATTATATTTATAAAGAAAGGCATAACCATGCGGGTTTGAAGGTGTAACAAAAGTTGTACCGAAAATATTTTTACAGTATTTAACAAGTATGTTTAAAGCGTTGGTATTACTTGCTTAGAGCCTGTAACAAAAGTACTTTTAATTTCGTTACATTTTTGTTACACGCTTGTGACAGGGATAATTACATCTATTGGCAGGTTAATTTTGGTTTGCTTCTTTTATCTTGCTTTTATATGATGATTTTCTTTAATAATTTCTATTTCTTCTGTAAATCTTTCTAAGGTTCTTTTTTCTTCTTTAAGTTCTCTCCATTCTTTTTTAGTAACACTATAATTAACTCTTTCATAATCTGTATACTCATTTTCTTTGCAGTCACATTGATTTCTAAGGGCATGTTTTAATATGCAACAATCTTTGTAACTTAAACTTACTAAAAATTTACTCATAAGCTAGTCCTCCTTACTGGCAATTTTACAGGCTACCTTCCAATAGGCTTGGAGTAAATTACAATCTAAATCTTGATATGTTCCTATACACAAATCATTTTTATTACTATACATTGACATGCAACGTTTATACTCTTCTGGTTCTACATCTTCACTAAAGTTTATTTCAAAAGATGCATTAGTTTTATTAGAATAACTTTGCCCTCCAATGACTTTAAAGCTATCTAATAATTCTTCCTTTGAATTATAATTAAATAAATCATCTTCATTTACACAACTAACTTTATATTTAGTAATTGTATTCCATGACATATCAATACATTCTGTTTTTATTCCTATTAAATCTCCTACACTAGGTTGCCACCAATCAACAAACACCTTTTGAATCGCTAAAGGTTGCTTTAAAAACTCTTCTGCACTTATATATTCCATTAATTAATCCTCCTCATTTAATTTATTTGCCTACTGGTAATATTTTCATTTGTATATTAATCTAGTTTTTGATAAACTTATTATTATAAAATTTAATAAAACTTATCTAAGAATTGAGGTGAGTTTATGAGCAAAAAGATAATTAGATACATAGCAACAATTCTTCTAATAATTATTGCTGCAATATATGTATCAATTTTCTTGATTTAGAATCGAGAGTTTATACTATTACTTATATTAAGTTAATAGTTATAAACTTAATGAGTTTGACAAAATAAAAATAAACTCTTTATTCTAAGTCTCATAAACTCACTTTTTATACATAAAATTTACATATTGCGAATTTACTACTTCGTAATTTCGTGTTTTACACAGGCAGGACTTTTTATATTCATTGTCCAATTAACTAAATCACAATAGAATAATATACCTGTTTTTTTAGTTGCATGAACACAATCTTCACAAGTTTTTTCACTCATTTAATTCACCCTCCTTTATATTGGAAATACATTATTAATAACCTTCTGTTCAAATTCACTAACTACTTCTTCTAAATCATTGTCAATACATTCAACCATTGCACTTAATTTTAAAGATTGTAATTTTGACTTATCATATTCATCAAACCATGCATTAGTTGCAATACCGCTGTCAGCAGTATCAATTCTAATTTGCTTAGCATTATTTTTAATAATATAACCTGCTTTTTTAGCTTGCTTTTTAAAATCTCTGATTTTTAAAGGTACTAAATCAGCAGATTGATATTCTTTTATATAACGGTGTATTGCATCTATAACAAGTTGAGTTCTTACATATACTTTTCCGTAATCTCCTGTTTTGATTTCTCCTTTTTTAATAGCGTTTCTATTGCAAAAATAAATATTATCTTGCAACATTTCGTTATACAACACTAGCATTTGTTCTATTACACTTCTTGTATCTTCTCCACCCTCTAATACTTCTTCACGTATATTTTGTTCAATGTATTTGTAATAGTCTTGTACAGGCTCTAAATCGTATTTTAAAAGTACTTTGTTAAGTAATTCTATTCCACATGCAATATTAACTGCTGTGTTAAGTGGTCTATCCTTTAAGTGAAATATTTCTCTTAACTCAACTCTAAGGTTCTTATATTCTTCTATTGGTAAACTTAAAGCTTCTAATATAAGTGTTTTACCTAACTTTTTAAGTAATTCTTCATGGTCACTTAACCAGTACATAGATTCACTATTTTGTTCAGTTCTTTCATTCTTACTTATATAAACTATACAAGAACGTGTTATATTAGCTTTTTCTTGATTAGGATAACTTTCTTCTCCTGCTATTATTAAAGGTCTGTCAAGCTTAAATTCTTTAACATTAAAGCTCTTATCACCTCTAGAAATAGTTAATCTGTCATAAGCTGTTCTGAAAATATCACTTAATTTCATGACTTTATACTTGTCCATCATGCTTGGCTTAAATTCATCAAATAAGATAGGAAAATTTCCTGTAGACAACATCTTTTGAATTGCAAAAGGTGAAGTTGACATTGCTTTCTTTTCTTCTACAGGATAATTTAATAATGGAGCAACAACTTTTTCTAAAATTGTACTTTTACCACTTCCAGATTCTCCAACTATTAAAAGGTGATGTAGCTTTTCTGCAATTGCAATGTTATGCCCTACCTCTAAAAAGCTTATTGCACTTCCAATAATAGATATTGCCTTATCATAATTTACAAACTTAAATAAGTGTTTCATTAGCTCCTTAAGTTCATCTTTTTTTATTGTTTCTGTGTCTAAAACTGATATTTTAGTGTTTTCAGCAATCTTAGAATAATCAATTCCTACTGTAGATATTGATCCTGCAGATGTAATTAATTGAAATCCATTATCTTCTACTGGAATAAACTTAGCACCGTTGTAAATTTCTTTATTATCTATAGCAAAATACTTGTTTATCCATACTTTTAAATTAACTAATTCGCCTACCTTACTACCTATAAAGCTAAAGTCCATACCTAAGAAATTTCTAAAAGTCTTTAAATCATCAAATATCTTAGAAGAACCAACTTTTTCAACTATTTTTCCATCAATGCAGCTCTTTATTTTTAGTCTTATTCCTTCTACTTCTGCATCTACTTTTTCAACTTTACTTGCTTCTAAAATTTGAAAATCAGTAATATAAGATTTACTTGGTTTAGAATCTTCATCAGCATTTTTAGAAAACTTCCATTTAAATATTCCTTTTTGGTCCTGTTGTAGTTCATTCTTGTCTTTTAAATCTAAGCTTCTTTTAAATGCCTGTAATAACTCTTTTTTAGTGTGTCCAGCTTCTAACCAATCAGTTACATCAATGTTATCTCCCATAGCCTTAATGCTTGGTAAATTAATGATTTTAAAGCTACTAGCGACCTTTATAAAATTATATTTAATATTATCAATATACTTTTGTCCTGCTTCTCCTGTATCTCCTATAACTGCGATTTTCATAAACTCGCCTTTAATTTTGTCATAGTCTTTAAATCCCTTTATACTTGTCGCTACGTAATCTTTTTTACTAAGAGTGTTATTTATCGTATTAACATCCTTTTCGCCTTCAGAAAAAACAATAGTTTTATTCTCAGCTATTCCTTGTAATAGATTATAATAATTATAAGGCACTTCTTCATGCCCTCTGTTATTAATTACCTGTCCATTTTCTATATGATAATAAGGTGTTTCTTTTTTACCATCAGGCTTTAAAAACTTAACTTTTGAGTAAATAGGCTTATTGATTTCATCTACAAAGGTAAATACTCCTAAAGGTTTATAACCTTTTTTATTACCTCTAGTAACTTGATTTCTTACATATTCTTTAATAGATTCTTCAAAGTCCTCTACTGGTGACTTTTCAACTTCTAAACCTAGATATTCTCTAGCTTGGTTGTATTCCATATTCTTATAATTCATTATAAAATCTATAGCATCACCTACAGCACCACAACCCCAACATTTATACCTCTGCTTATTGGCATTAGGTATGAACTTAACACTCATAGAAGGTGTTTTTTCTGAATGGAAAGGACATTTTATATATCCTTCCCTATTGAATTTTTCTCCTGTTTCTTGTTCTACAAGTTGCTTTAAGTCTATATCTTGTAATTCCTTCAATACTTTTTCACCTCCTATAAATTAAAATCCATTAAGCTTTTCATGCCCTGTCATTTTTCTTCCTGTAAGACTTTCTATTTCTACAATTAAATTGCTTAATTCTCTAGTTACTGTATTGAACAAACTTAAATATTTTATACATTCTTTAACTGTATGAGTTTTAAAATATTCTTCAGCATTTTTATTTCTTTCTAACTTTTCATTATATTTTTTCTTTAAAAAAGTTAATTGTTGTTTTTCCATTAAACCAACCTCTTTTTAATCTTCTGCTTATTTTTCATTCGCTTTTGGTATCTTTCCTTACCTCTATTCTCTGCATTTAGTCTAGCTGTTACTGTTTTAAATGCAGCATCTATTATTTCATCAACACTTCTTGTTACCATCAATATCACTCTCCCTATAGGCATATTTACAGTTACCTTGGTCAACCCCTTCATTGAATGGTATTACTTCATTTTTATCAAAGTGTTTACATAAGTCACAATTATGACAACTGTTTGTACAATTCTTGCAATTAATGTCCATTGTTAATTCCACTAAGTCATAATATTCTTTACTATCTTCATAAGCTGCATTAAGTTCAGCACTCTTACGCTTTTTCAAGACTTCTAATTCACTATCTGAAATTACAATAACCCTAGAACTTTGATTTAATCTTACAAACTTCTTAGCCTGTTCTTCTCCTAACCTTTGTATAGTGCTTACTAGAGTGTTTTTAATAAATGTGCTGCCCTTTTTCAAATTAGTTTTTTCTTCTTTAGACATAACATTTCCATCAACAAAATGTTTTACTAAATTTCTAACTTGTGAAAGTATTACAAATTCTTTTACTTCAGAATTATTAAGATAATCTTTCATCACCAAACCACTCCTTCTAGCCTCTTAAATTTCTTAGCTTTCCAATCATCTATTTGCATTGAGCTAAATATTTCTCTTAGCTGCTGACACATTATCTCTACATCTGCTATTTCTTCACATACATTATCTACATCTGAATTTTGATTAAGAACATACTTACTTAAAGCTTGTATTAATTCTCCACATTCTTCACAAGCTTTTATCATTTGATTATTTCCTCCAAAAGTCCTTATAGCTTTATTGCAAATCTCTGTTTGCTTTTCAATACTAATCATTAGCATTATCCTCCTTGATATACCATTGACCATTAATTATAAAACTTTTTATTGCTTTTTCAGTTTCATTTTCTCCAAACACTTCATTACCTTTTATGATTTTTTTAAATATTTCACTTATTAAATAATAGTTTTTATCAATGTCAAGATATCCTTCACATTTAACTTTAACTTTTTTACCACTTTCTAACGCTTCCATAAAGCTTACTGGCTGTTGGATTACTGTTAATTTAATTACAGAAGTAGAACTACATACATTAACTCGTGAATGTTTATCTCCATTCCAGCATAAAATTTTTGGTTCTTCATTTCCTTTCATAACTTCAATGAAATCTGAAACTCCATTAGTTTCAATATCAAAATCAAATCTAGTACCTATAGGCATTTCAATAGCCTGTAATATATTTAACTCTTTACTCATTTTTTTTACCTCAATATCATCTTTAAATTTTATGTCTTTCACTGCATTCCTCCAACATTCTTTGCACGTAATCCCCTTACATGGTTCATATTCTTTCAGTTCATATTCATTTGGGCAACCTTCATTATTAGTTAAACTTCTATCATTTAAAAATTCTTCCCTAGTCATTTCTTTTCTTAATTTTTCTATATCCATTATTAAATTTCACCTTCGCTTTCTTGTAATATAAAGCCTTTATGCTTCATTAATGCATATACCCATGATTGAAATTTATTGTATATTTTACTTCCCATAATTCGCTTATCTACAGGAATAATAACTGTGTCATATTCTCCCTCAACACCTTTATACAATCTATTCATTAATGTTTTTGGATCATATTGTGACCTGAATTCTCCATTTCTTAAATGTTCCTCAAAGTATAAATCCTCAATGTAAATTAGATACTTAATGTTATATTTATTAAGATGTGCTAATTCTTTTTTTAATCTAGCTGCATCCTCTTTAAGATTTCCACAAAGTTCATCTATATTTGCTTTTCTTTCAATAACAAAATCTCTAGTAAAATAAATATCCCTGTCCTGTCCCTCAAAAGAACCTTTAGGTAATTTACATGAATAATCTCCAAAATCTAATTTTTCAATTACATAAGGATGTTTCTTTTTATTAAAAAAATCTATTATATGTTGATTTGCTTGTTCACGCGAATCAATTATTATTGTTAAATTATCAAGAATTTTTTTTAATTCTTTATCTTTAAATTTGAACTCCATTTATTCACCTTCTCTTATCAATTGATTCTCTTTTGAGAATAAGAGAATCTAACCAAGTTGTTAAATACTCTTATTCTATATATTTTTAAGTTGTGAATAGATAATTTGTACTATTCATTTTTATCCTATTTTCCTTTTCTTGCACTTTATCTTTTCCAAAACAAGGTGCTTTTCCACTTAAAACTACATCATTATCACATTTGCAATCTTTATTTAATGGACACTTTTGGTTTAAGCATTTCATAAATTTCACCTCTTAAAATGGCATAAATCCATCATCTACAACTTCTACTAAATCATCTACATTTTGTGTGCCACTAGGATTTAATAACTTATCTTTAGGTACATCTACGCCTTTCTTAATTTCTTCTACAGTTCTAAATACTTGAAACTTAGTAGCAAATTTACTTACACCTGCATTATCCAAATATTCTTCTCTACCAAAAATAGCTCCAACTAATTTTCCTTTAAAACAATCTGCAAAATGTTCTCCCCATGCTACTTTAAATCCATTATTACTTTTCTCTACCATATTTATAAACGTCTTAAATCCTCTATTGGTAGCACCTTCTGCATCTAATACTAGTTGTCTTACTATTGCATTGTTATTCCATTTTTTAGGCTCTCTCTTATCATTCTTATAAGCTTCACTAAAGTAACTAGGTTGTTTATCTGTTCTATCTGTATCTAAATAGATTACTACCATGTCCCTTCCTGCTTTACTCTTAGTTTCTTCAACCTTCATTATCTTGCAGATATGGCCTCCAGCTTGCAAAGGTTCAAAACCTGTAAATCCTTGTACCTCTTGAAAATCTTTTGGCATTAACATTTAACATCTTTCCTTTCATTAAACTGCATATTTCCATATATAATTTCCAGCAGTTTTTCTCTTATTTTTGCAACATGTAGCTATATTAGCTATTGGAATGTTTGTTTTTATACTTGCATTTGTTATACTTTCAAAAGTATTAATAAAATTCATTTTCCTATCATATTGATTAACTGGTTTTTTAACTGAATTAGCACCATTAAGTGAATGATTTATTGACATTTTATATATGCAATTTCCATAGTTTGTATTATAGCTATAAGTACACCATTCAAGATTGCTTGCTTTATTATTAGTTTTTATTTCATCTTTATGGTTTACTATTGGATAATTGTTAGGATTATCTATAAAATGTTTTGCAACTAACACATGCACTAAATAACATTTTTTATTGATGCAATTACTAAGTTTTACTTGGCAATATCCAGTATTCAATATATTTACTTTTAAAATAATATTGCTTATTAAGCTATATACATTACCTAAATTGCTTATTTTATATCTTCCCTCATAGCCTTTTATGTCTTTCCAAATTTCATTCAATAATTATTTATCCTCCTTCTTAGCCTTTATGCTTATTGAATGAACATCAATTTCCTTATAAAGTTCAGCTATATCTATATGGTCAATTTCTTTAGCATTAATTTTACTAACTGTACTCTCTACTTTTTCCTTTTCTAATCCTTGTCTTACGCTGTCAGCTATCTTTACAGTACCTCTAGGGCAACTATATTCAGTTAAATCATTCTCAGATAAGAATTGTTCAAGTTCTTCCTTTGCACCCGTAATATAAGCTTTAATGTTCTTAGATTCCTCTCTTTTTTCTAAAATACAAGCTATTAAACCTGCTGCTCTTTCTTTACTTATTGTATTTTCCATACTTATTTATCCTCACTTTCATTTTCTCTTATTGTATTTCCAACAAACTCAAATCTATATTTTTGCTTTTCCAATGGATATTTCTTGTGGTCCACTTCACTCATAAACATCTTGAAAGGTCTAATCCAAACTTTTCTTTGTCCAAACAGCTCACAGTAAACTACCATATCTTCCATAGTTTCTGTATGCTTGGCAACATAAAGAACTAAATAATTATTGCCTTTAAAATGTCTATATACTCCTTGTTTTATAGTTCTGCTCATTATTAAACCTCCAACTCGTAATATTCTCTAATGGTTTTATCAACTAACTTAAGGTCATTATCCATTTCTAGTGGAAACATATCCATAGGACTTTTTGCAGTTGTATAACCATCACTTTGGGTAATAAATTTATGTTCAGTACCATCTGTACTGGTTAAAAGAACTATGCTAAATAATCCCTCTAGTGTGAGTTGATTATCAATCATCTTTCCACTTGTCTTAGCTTTAATCTTTCCTGTTTCTGTAGTTTCAACATGATGCAAGAAATAAACTATTACATCATCTGGAACACCTGTAATGATGAACTGAATAAGATTTCTAAAATCCAATGCAATATCTGTAAACTTTCCGTAACCTGTTTCCTTTGCTTTATCAAACATTTGAAATGCCATTAGGTACTGACTATCATCAATTACATAAGTCTTAAGTTTAGATTTTGCTAGTCCACTTATAATTTGCTTATAGCTTGCACCATTAAGTTTTGGTAACTTCTTTCTAAATGGCAATGGCTTACTTGCTACATTGAATATTCCAACTTCTCCATCTTCAAAATTTCTCATTGAAGTGCTTTTTCCACTTCCACTCTCTCCTAATACTAAAACTGGTAATCCCATTTACTTAACCTCCCAACATTTTTTATATCCTTCATCAGTTCCCTTACGAATTTCTATAATTTTGCCATAAGTATTCCCATACCTTGTATCACAATAAACCATGTCACTTATAGACAATTCTTCATCAGAAACAAAGTCATAAAGTTTTCCATTCTTTGAGTGTTCTACTTCATAAATATTTACTTTTGGTTTTAATAAATTTTCCAATCTTTCAAGTTCATATCCACTAGGACACCAATCACTTCCTAGACTTTTTGATATTTCACAAATTCCCCTTTTAACTCCAAAAGTACATTCCTTACAGCTTTGTTTATGATCACAATAGTTTTGAACAACCTTTAATGCATTAATAACATTTAGTTCTTCTGTTTTGTCATCTTTAAATTTTATATTTCCTTTTTCAATTGCTAATTTCCAACATTCTCTGCACTCATCAATACAAATCTTTTTTCTTTTAAAATCTTTTAACTTGTACATGCTAGGACATCCGCTCCTATTAGTTAATTTTTTATTATCCAAAAATTCTTCTTTAGTCATTGTTTTTCTAATCTTTTCAAAATCCATTAATTCTTACCTTCCTTTCTTTCCTTTAACTCTTTTACTGTCATAACTTGTCCTATAGGTTCATTCACTATATTTATTTGACCTGGTATTAGATTCATTAATACATTAAAAGCTTGTCTTTGTTCTTTATTAAGTGCTACTGGATAAGCTACATTATCTTTAATAAATGTTAATAAGAAGTTGTCTCCTGTTGCTTGCATTAGCTTTCACTCCTTTCTTCTTTTAAGACTTCTAATAATTCAGAATAATATTTAATACTTTTTTTACACTTTTCAAGTTGCTTTCTTAAATAATGTAAACAATCCTTAGTTACTGGCTGCTGAATACATTCCTTTAGGTCGATTAAATTAGCTTCTTGATAAGCTAGTCTTTCTTTTGTTATCCTAACTAAATTCATATATTCACCTACTTTTCTATATCAGATAAAATACAATCTAAAGTTTCTAATACATTTAATACCATTGTGTCTAGTTCATCAAAATTCTGTTCTAAGCAATCAACAATATCATTATCAGGATTTTGATTGACAACATCTTGAACTAATCCTCTTATGCTAGATAACTTTTGTTCTAGCAACTTAATACTAATCATGCTATTTCCTTTAGTTGATTTATAGCTTTTCTAAGCCTTCTAGATACTGTCATTTGAGAAATATTTAGTATATTAGCAACTTCTTCTTGTTTTAAATTTTTAAAGTAGTAAAGATTAATTATTTCTTGATATTCTTTTTTTAATTTACTGATTAAAATATCAAGATAAATCCTTATAGTTTCTCTTTCTTCAAATTCATAGTCACCAAACTTTTTTTCTATAGATCCATTTTCATATTCATGTTCATATGAAATTACTGAAAAGCTATGAGGTGTTGCTCTTTTTAGATTGTATTTCTTATCCCTCTGAAACAAATTTATAAGGCTGCCTTTTATGCATGATGTTGCAAAGGTAGAAAATTTTACACCTCTATTTTCATCAAAATTTCTACAGGCTTTTACTAATGCTAAAATTGAAACTTGAATTAAATCTTCATGCTCATACCTTTTAGACATTTTATAGAACTTATTTGCTTGGATATAAGCAAGTCCTAAATTATCCAATATATTAACCATTTAACTTTTCTTCCTTTCTATTTTCGTGGTATAATGGAACTGTAATTTTGCATATGCTACTAGGAACGCTTTGGACGGGGTTCTTGGTAGCTTTTTTCTTCTTTTCTTTTACGATTTTTAAAGCATTTTCTATACTATATCTTTCTTCTTGAACTAATCTTTCTACTTCTTTTGCTTGTTCTGCATAATCTGCTAGCTTTCCCATTTCTACCTCCCTAAAAACTTTGAAATAAATTTCTTAAACTTGCTTTTTTTCTTATAAGTGTGAGATATAAGATTTACGTATAAGTTAATATTATCTATTGCTTTCATTATTAATCCCTCCTTAATGATTTATCTATTATGTCTATTGCACTTTTAAAGTCCTTTAAACATTTTGACAAATGTCTATTCCCATAACATTTACTAAATCTTTTTGTTCGTCACAACAATGGCATCCACCTGAACTATACTTTCTTAATATTATGTCGCTTCCTTCTACAAAGATTTCTAAAGGAGTTCCTTCTCCATGATCTGCACCTTTGATTTCTAAAGTCTTTCTTAATTCCATTGGAAGACCTATTCTTCCTAATCCATCTACTTTCCTAATAATTCCTGTTGCTTTCATTTTTAATATCCTCCTGTTAATTTAATTTTAATCGTTACAATTCCTCACCTTAGCCAGTAGTGATGTGTGGTTTATACTACTGCTTGACCAATAATAATTATGTTAAATACTTTTTAGTAATTACCTTACTATTACAACTCTTATAGGATTTCCATTACCGTGTCTTATTTGTACTGTTCTACAATCTGACTTATGATAAATCAAATCTGCATTATCAAGTTCTTTCAATGTTTGTACCTTTCCAAATCCATAATTACCAAAGAAGTCATAAAGTTTTAATCTATTAACTGCAACTCCATTTTCAGTTTTTCTAATTATTACATCATCTTTTCTTAGAAATTCATCTAATAAAGTTTTAACGTCAAACTTTGATTTTTTATATTCCACTGTTTTAACTTCTTGTACTGGTAAATAATTTGCAATTAATAAACTTGCTACATGATTTTTTAAATTATCATTAGGTAAATCTCTTATTACTTCTAATACCTCTTTAAATTCAACTCCTGTAGTTCTATATGAGCCTGTTTTTCTTATTGATGGTAGTACTTCTGATGTAACCCATCTTTTAAACTTCTTTGCATTTGGAAGTTTGCTTGAAAGTATCAAACTGTAAAGTCCACTTTCATTAATAATCACTATATTTTGTTTTCCACTAGGGGTGTCCATTTCGTTCATCCCCCTATCATCTTTATCTACATGATCTCTTACAGCTTTTTGAGGATTTATATATCCTAATGCTATTGCAACATCTTTTCCTACAAAATATGGTTCATCATCAATAGTTAATGTTCTTACTTGTCCAAATTCTTCATTTTTAAAAACCTGTAACTCTTCCATTTAAGTCCTCCTATCAATTTATTTTCTTCTTATATCTGTTATAGTTATCTTTATTCCTTCCCGTTCAGATATTATTTTTGCTATCGTTTCAAATATTTTTCTAGCCATTTTTTCATCCATCTTATTAGCCTCCTAATATCTTATTGTTCCAGTACTCCGCGCAGTCATCTACGAGTTCGGTGTATTCCTGAATACTTGACCAATAATAAATTATGTTAAATAGTTTTAGAAATTGTTATCTAATTCTTCTGCTCTTTTCATTAATTCAGATACTGCAACTCCAATACCTTTTGCTATTTTTTCAATAGTTTCAATTGTCGGATTTGCATTTTTTCCACTTGCTATTTCACATAATGTAGTTTGTGCAATGCCTGAATTTTTTGATATTCTATATTTTGTTATATTCTTTTCTTCTGCTAAAACATTTATCGCTTGTCCTAATGACATATATTTTATCCTCCTTTTATCCTATATCCCATAAACTAGTTTGAACTGGCCTATCTAATTTAATAATTCTTATGCTTTCATCTATAACTGGCAATATACTCTTATAATTATCTATGTCTAAGTCTTCCCACTTACTAATGTCTAATAATAAAAATATTCTTGCTTTAACCTGTTCATATTCATCATCAGCTCTTACAATTCCAAGTCGTTTTTTAATATAAGCACTTATATCACTTTTAGATTTACTTCTTATCTTGTAATATTCTCTTGCTTCTTGTAGCTTGTCCTCAAGTATCTCATTTATAAATGTTGTTATCTCTCCTTTAAATTCAATCAATGAATTTTGATTATTAATAACTTCTTTAATCCTAAAATAGTTATTAACTAATTCTCTTTGGACTTTCCATGCTAAATCATCTTGAAGTGACTTTACTAACATTAAGTAGCCACTTTCTGTAATAAAAATAATTTCTTTTGTATTACTGCCGACGGAATTCGTCGCCTGTTTAAAATTTCTTAACTGTTCACCCTTAATACAAAAATAATCTTCATTTTTTATAAAATGTTTTTTATTTTCTCTAAAGTTTCTTCCAGCAGTTCCTTCTGTTCTTTCATGTAATAAATCAATATCTTTAAAAGTTACTACTCTTTGTCCATTAAATTCTTTTATTGTTAAATCAGTATCGTTTATTGTTATTAAATTATTCAT